ATGACTGCCGAACAGATCGCCATTGAGGAACCAGAGATTGATCCGGTGGACGCGGCTCTTGCCCTTTATCACGGCGATGCCAGGGCAACGATCGCTGCGGCGCTGGAGATGCTGCAGTTCGTCCGTGGTCAGCTTGCGTTGACCGAGGCAGCAATGAGCCAGGGTTTTGGCCGCGGTTTTAGGCCTGCTTACGAGCCGGAATGACCCGATGTCGCACGTTAAGCTCGTAGAATCTCCACCGAACATGCTTGCAGACTATAAGGGCGAAACAATCGACTTCATCTGCGAGGATTGCGAGATCCTCAAACGGATCAAGCCAGCGGCTCTCATGGAAGAGCATGGCAATCTGTCGATGCCTTCGCTTCCAGCGCTCGTCGCAAAGTCGCTGGGATGCAAGCGCACCGAAAGCACGGTCTATAACCGCTGCAAGATGCACTATCACTTCTCGCCAGACGAGTGGGCGAAACGAATGGGATACATCAACCCGCAGGAGCACAGGAAGGATGCACTTCTCTTTTCCGACCTGAGGGAATGGCATAGGCTTTATGCGCATTGCTCGTGCGGGAGAAAGAGCGAGATTGACGCCGTCAAACTAAAGAAGGCTCTTGGGGAAGATGCACCGGTCTCGGGTGCCAGTAGCGTTCTAAGGTGCCGGAAATGCGGCCTCAAAGGCTTGGCGAATATTGTCGTCACATCGCTGGCGCGGGGATAGAGGAGTTTTGTATGTGCAATCTTTATAATATCTCGACCAACCAGGAAGCCATCCGTCAGATCACGAAGGCGTTGATCGACAGTATCGGCAACCTCGAACCGGAGCTTGACCTTTACCCCGATCAGATGGCGCCGATCGTTCGGAACACGCCAGCCGGCCGGGAGCTTGCCAAGGTTCGGTGGGGATTGCCATCCTCCCAGAAAGCCCAACTGGACGCCGCCACCAAGCGCGCCGACAAGCTCCGCGCCAAGGGCAAGCAGGTCGACTTTGACGAGCTTCTGAGGATGGAGCCCGACGGCGGAACGACAAACGTTCGCAACACCTCAAGCAAGCATTGGAAGAGGTGGCTCGGCGTAGAGAACCGCTGCGTGGTGCCCTTCAACCGTTTTGCCGAGCCGGATCCGGCCAGCAAGGTCGACGGAGGCAGAACGCCGAACGCTTGGTTCGCCCGCAGCCCGGACGAGCCGCTGATGTTCTTTGCGGGCCTATGGGTGCCGCAATGGCGATCGGTGAGGAAGGTGAAGGAGGGAGAGATTACGGTCGATCTCTTCGGCTTCCTAACGACTGAGCCGAACGGGGTCGTTGGGCCGATCCATCAGAAGGCCATGCCGGCAATCCTGAGAAATCAGGACGAGATCGAAACCTGGCTTACGGCGCAGTGGGAAGAAGCGAAGGCGCTTCAACGGCCACTACCAGACGATGAAATCATTCTTCTACCAAAGAAAGAAAAGTGAGGTCCGACATGGAAAACGAGCGTGCCGATCATCTGGAAAAGCTGATCACCGAACTCAAAGGCCGCTGCTTGATGCATGAGCTTCTGATGGCCCACATCTTAGCGAGCGTCGGCTCGGCATCCGGCAACATCGGCGCATACATCGACGATGTGCTGGCGCGCGTCGGCTCCAATCTGAAAGAATCAGGAGAGCGAACACCTGATGAAAGAGCCAAGGTGCAATTTGCCTATGCGCTGAAAAGCCTCGAGAACTTTTCGGGGAGTTTGGCATCCTCGATGCGGCACATGCGCGGCTCGGGTCTAAACTGATGAGCGATGAAGCCAACGCTATCCCGCGTCAGGCGCCCTCTGTCCTTTTCGAACACTGGTGCGAGCATCCCGGTTGCAAGGTGTGGGGCAGTCTTGGGTATAACATCGGCAAGGGCGAAACTCGCTGGTACTGCTTTGAGCACAGGTGGGAGGAGTACCCTCAGCCTAAGGGCGGCAGGAGGTTTTAGCGACCGATCAACACGGTTGCTATTCGTTTCAACACATCGGCGAATGATACCCCGAGCGCCATCCCTGCGACGCCGATCACGCCCAACGCGCCGATTCCCATTAACTTCCAACGCTTCACATCATCCGTGATCGGCTTCATTTCCTTGACATCTTCCTGAACCGAGATTGCCGAATTTTCCACCTTAGCAACCCGATCCACGATCTCATCCATACGTCGATGCATCGAGGCCCGGCTAACGTCGGATTTCTCCTCTGATCGCCGAGTGGCCTCTATCAACATGTCAATCTTGGCCGTGAGAGAGCCAATCTGTTGGTGAATGTGATTATCATCCGGAGGCGCCATCAGGGTCGGTCTTTCACGGCAGGAGAGAAAGCAATCGGCCAGCGATCATGGTGATGAGTGCGCCGGCGGTCAGGATGAACAAGGCAAGCGAGACGGCTCTAGGCATGAGCCGCCCTCACCAGCATTTTTGCTCATGGCCGAATCGGTTGTGAGCCGCGACTTGGTTGGCAAACGGACGATCCGTCTGCAGGACCGTTACTGACGTTCCCAGGCTTGGCGTTAGTTTCTGCCAGCCGTCGCACGCATTCTGCGGCGTCACTGTCTGACAGCCCGAAATCAGCGCACAGAGAGGCAGCGTCAGAAGAAGTGACCTGATCATTGACGACATTCCTATCGCGAAGGAGGGTTACGGATTTGGAGAGCGCGGCGGTTGCCGCCATCTGCTTGCCTTCGCCCTGGCCGATCCAGCGCGCCGGGTAAAAGACGAGCGATGCGCCGAGCGCTATGCCGGCGCCGATTTTGAGATAATCGAAGATGCCAAAACCGAACATGATCAGATCCCCGATACGCAAAGCTCGCCTTCGCCGATCCGGGAGGCATCCCCCATCTCGCGGCGCTTGGCGAGGCCGATGATCATACGACCGCCGGCCTTGTTGAAAGCAGTCGCTGCATTGCAGCTCGCCAGATAATCCGGCCGCCTGCTCTGGCGGGCAGCATCGTTGACGATCCGAGCCGCCGTCGAGCCACAGGCGCCCCCGGTCCCGATGTTCCACGACAGGGACAGCATCATACCGCGCCAGGCGAGCGGCTGCTTATCCCAGTCGGGAATGCAGGCAACGAGCGCCGGCCGATACCGCTTCTCCATCTTCATGGCGGTTCGCTGATCACAGCCGGCCGGCGTCTCGACCAGACCCGGGCGAACGTCATCCGTATCGCCGTCACAGATCGTCCAGACCGGCGGCTTGGCGATCCGGTCGAAATAGGCGACGAGCTGGCGGCCTTCCCACGGCATAGCCGTCTTGATGGCAAGCGCCACGTCATCGTGGACCTTCGGCTGCCCCGGAAAGATCGCGACATACCCGGCGACCGATGCGGCCACGATGGAAGCAATGAGGGCCTTGGCCCGCGGCGTGGAGCGGAGCTTACTGATCGGCATCGCGATCTCCTGAGATTTTGGATTGAAGGACGAACCGGAAGGCCCACGCCAACGAGCCGCAGACGGACGCAAGGGCGAGAAGCCAGACAGGATTGAAAGGAAGGTATGACGCTACGGCAGGCGCCAGCGACGCCGCCAAGTCGAGCAGCGTGATCGCGACAAACGCCTCGATCATCCGCAGACTGAGCGAACGCTTAAGCACCCGCCCCGCGTTCGGGACGAGTTTGGGCTTCATGGGGTTTTCCTAAAGGATACGGATTTTCTGGATCGCAACTATTGCGCTAAGGCGACTGATCGAATCGCGGCGAGGATAGTTGCGTTGAACATGAACGGCTCCAGTTGTGATCGGAACCGAGTTTAGGGCGGCGCGGATAGGGTCAAATGCATGCCGCCGCAACTTCCTTCGCTGTGGCGGCGAACCACACTTATCAAAACCGAGCGGAACCATAGAAAAGCAATCTGGACTTGCAATACAGCTTATGCTTTCTTCGCCCACTGGGGGCAGACATGACTTTGAATTCTTCAATAATATTTGGCGGCCGCTTCATCCGCGTGCATGCCGCAATTGCCGATATGGGCGATGTCGTTGTGTGTTTCGATGCATGGCACCACGCTCCGAGCCTCGATGGAGAGCCGTTTGGCCTGCAATACCTCACGTCCAACAATATCAATGTGGTTTCCGTAAAGTGCGCTCGCAACGACTGGTACCAAAATGACGAAATACTAAAGGCTATTGAGGTCATTGACGCACACTGCGGCTCCAGAGGTCGGATCGGGTACGGGTCGAGCATGGGCGCATATGCGGCGCTCAATTTCTCACGCCATCTTTCTTTTCGAAGAGTTGTGGCCTTCGCACCGCAATTTTCGATGGACCAGAAAAAGGCACCATGGGAAGACAGATGGCGCGAGGATATGAAAAACGTTCCTTTCACCTTCGACGAAGTAGAAACCAGCAGCACGCCTAGCGGCATCCTAATGCTCGATCCCATGAATGTGAGAGATCGATTGAATGCAGAGAAGATCCTCGAAACCCATAATTTGAGGCTTGTGTCCCTTCCGTTTGCTGGGCACATCGTACTGAGCTACCTTGGTCAAACGCCTATACTGGGAAAACATCTACCCGGTATGCTGCTCTCTGGCGCACCTGATATCCGGAGCTTTATTGAGGATATTCGAGATATTCGGTCGAGCCATTCCACTTATTGGAGCCAGATCGGCGCTGCTCATTTGAAGCGCCGCCGCTATGAGCTGGCGCTTGATGCCGTAGATAGGGCACGCAAGGCCACCTTTGGCGAGAAGGTTTATGCGGAAATACTCATGGATGATATTGCATCGCTTCTTAGAGAACGCGATCGCCGTGCCGCATTCAACAACTATAGCCTAGCGACAAAATGATAGGTTGAATTTGGGGCCAAGGTTCCCTTGATCTGAAATCCGCTGGCATTTTGATCGTCTGGATAATTTGTGTTGACTGGCAGAAGGTCTGCATTCGGCGCTCGCGTCATTTCACAAGACGCGCGCTTTCCACGCATCGGGATGATCTTGTGGGAAAGGTAGAATTGCGGATCAACGTCAGGGGCGGTCGCGCCGGTTGTTATGGAAAAATACACAACATCTTCGTACGCCTCAACGGTCGTGGTAGCGCCCGGGAAGGCAGAGATGAAGCTTACCTCCGCACCATTCTGGATGCTGCGATCAATCGTATCGGACACATTGTTGGAGCCACGCACTACCGAATTGGTGATGATATTCATGCCTCTATTCGTGGTTGTTGTGGATCTATAGTGATTACCCTCAACCACGCAGCCGACGGAGTCGGAGCCGCCAATAGTGCAGCCCGTGCTAAAATTGGCGTCTGCCGACAGGCCATTAAGGCCAAAATCGTCAACAAAGTTATTTCGCATCGTTACGAAAGTCGTTTTCGCCGATCCCTGCGATTGCACCGATAGACCGGCTGAGCCAATACTCCTGATTGTGTTTCGTTCGAAGATCGATCCGAAATCGGAGCCGATGCCATCACTCGATGTTGCTGAGCATCCCAAGGAAGCGCCACCAAGCGTTTCATTTCCTTCGAAAATGTTGTCGAGACCGCCGGCTGATGTAAGCAAATCTCCCGTGCCAAACGCCGCGAAGATACCTGCTGCGGAACTGGAGGTGTTTAATCGAATAGTGTTCGCATCGATGATCTCGGTAACGAGCGCCTCGTAGCCGCCGCTGTAAATTGCGTAGTGACCAGGTCGCACTTTTTCTAGCGTCGATCCTCCGGTTCTTGTGAATACGCCTGCCACAATATTTCCCGCGACCGCCAGAACGCTTTGAGCCGATATGTAGTTTCGCGCAACATAGCAGCCCTGGGATCGCCAGAGAGCGATGGCATGGTTGCCGATATAGCCGGTAAGACGGTTTCCAGCAATTCGGTGGCCAGCTCTGTCGCCGACGCTGACCGCATTCGCGAAGATCGCGATGACATTGCAATCGAAGATCTCGTTGTTTGTGATCTGCGCCCGCTTTCCCGAGCTTACAAAGATACCATAGCCCACAATGCCGCCGACCCTGCAGGCGTCTATCCTGACATCATCGGCACGACCAATCAGGCAAGCAAATCGGTCGATGTTTAACGACTGCGATCTCCCAGCCTGGTCGCCATCTATTTCGATCCCATTCAGATGCGCCGATCGAGCAAGATAGGTGTCCCAATCGACCAAAACCGTGAGATCCTTACCTGCCGCCTGCGTGATCCTTCCAGCTCCTGGCATTGACCAAATCGAGACGCCCGGGCGCATTCGAAGCGGTTGCGTTAGCGAAACCTCCCCCTGCAGGGAAATGGTCGGCAACCCAAGGAAATAAGACGCATCCACAGCTTTCTGCAGATCGCCACCAGCCATGGTGAGGGTGATCTGCTCCTCATCGATCTCGAAATAGCGGTCGCCGTTCAGGAACCACAGCGCATGGCTTGGCTGGGTTGCCGTTACCGCGAAATACGCTTTCCGGTCCTCGACATAAACCCGCTGAACGACATCCGGTATTTTGGCCTGTCCCGCCTTCGCGAATTCGCCGATCCAGTCGGCACGGAGCTGGGGGGTGATCCTGGTGGGTGCGTTCATCGCTATTCCGCCTTGAAGATGATGCCGTCGAGGGTGATGGTTTGATTGCCGCTGCAGGTCGGAACGATGTTGCCGTTCGAACTGTCGGCGATCAGAAAGGCGCTCTTGTTGTCGACTGCGCTAACCGTGGAGAACCGCGGATGGATGCCGGCGGGGATAGGGCGATAGCCGGCAGGAAGCGAAAACGCGGGGCTACCATTGGCGCCGACGACGAGCTCGCCCGTCAGGTGGACGAAGCCGCCTTGATCCTTGAAATAGGTGATCGGCCGCGCGCCGACGGACGAACCGTTGAGAAAGGCCGATATCGCCTGCGCAGGAAACGGCTGCATCGTCGAAGTGCCCGACAGGCGGTTGCCGCCGGTCTGCACATCCCGGCATGTCGAGTTCCAAAAGATATTCTGGTTGAAGAGCCGGTTGCGTTGAAAGGCGCCGCCGAACCACTTGGTAAATTCGAACGCGGCGCCGAAAGACAGCCAGTTATTTGACATGTCCAGGCCGTACACACCGGTCCCGAAACCGAAGGGATCAGTGACGCAGTACTCGGTATAGTTTCCAACAAAGCGGGCGGACGAGCCGCCATCCGCGAGGTTGAAGATCTGCCTGCAGCTTTCGAAATCCGAATTCTGGACGACGAGATTATCGGTATGTCCATCAATCCAGAGAAAGCATCCGGAGTTTGCAACGCCGGCATTGAACGCCTTGCAGCGATCGATGATGGTGTTGTGGGCGGGCGTGTTCGAATAAATCGAATAGCGGCCAACGTTGACCGTCTGAATGCCGACGAAGCTGACGGCATAGCTGTCCGTCATGTCGAAGCCGTCATTCATGGTATCGAGGAAGATGTTTTCGAATTGGGCGCCATTGGCGTTTTCCAGCCGGATCGCCGTCTTGCCGGTCTGACTTTGACCGACGAACTGCAGCTGCTCCGCCCGAAAATTCGTGCCGCCCGCCGCCAGAGCGCCGCCCACATACCAGGCATGATCAGCCACGCCGCTGACATCGATGACCGTACCGGCCCCTTCGCCGACAACGCGCAGCCATTTGCCTGCGGTCTTCGGAAAGGAAATGCTGCTGCCGGCGCCATAATGCCCTGCAGGGAGGTAGATCGTGCCGCCGTTGGGAAAGGACATGGCGTCATCGATGGCATCTGCCCATGCGGCGCTATTGTCGAAGGTGCCATTACCCTTGCCGCCGTAGTCGGCGAGGCTGCGGACTTCCCTGAATTTCTCGGAGACGCTTCGCTTCACATAGGGTGCGGCGAGGGCGGTGTAAGAAAGCTTCGTCGCCTCGATCGCCGCATCATCGGCAACCTGGACGTTCCGCACGCTCTGCATTAGCGGTACGGCAGCCGCAATGCTTATTGGCATGCCGATTCCGAGCTTGACTTGGAGCGTGACCTCGGGCCAATCGCCGTCAACCGGCGTGATCAAGCCTTCCGTCACATTGAAAGTATCCTCATTTTGCAGGACGCCATCCAATGCCATCCAGAGCACATGGTGCTTGGTGACCTCAGCATTCTCGACGTCAGCCGACTGCACATCACCGCCCACTTGGAAGGTGTAGACCATTGGCAATGCTGCGGAGATTTGATTGGTAATCGAGGCCAGCGCAGCAACTGCGCCATCTCGTGCCAATTCAGCTGCATCCCTCGCCGTGACAGCAGCGTCGCGCGCCGCATAGATGAGACTTGCGACGGCCGTGTCTGACAAAAGATAGAAGAGGGTTCCCAGCCTTATCCCAAGGAGGAAACCAGGCGTAAGGTCTCCATCCGCAATATCTTGGCCGCTCCGGGTCTTTACGATCAAAGGCGGCTGATTATTGAAGGTGACCGTTACTGGAGACGTTGCGTTCTGGACCGCAATTGGAACCGAAACCAACATACCATTGGTGACCGGAATTGAGGTTGTCGCTCTGATCGCTGAGGAGGTACCAGTCCCGGCGTTCGCCGCAACAATGAACGAATATGGCAATGGCAACGCAAATGACCACGCTCCAGAACCACTTGAGCCACTTTTACGATAGATGCCGTTCGACGTAGCATTTCCGTCCGCATACACCCACGCCATCGTATCTGCAGCATGCGCAAGATCGGCATTGAGTTGTGCTAGAGTTTGCTTGGCAATTGTCCCGGCGCCAGACGCGATGGCGTCTGCAGCAGCTTCGAGCTGGCTGCCCCAAGCGCGGACGTCTGGCTTGTACGGTTGCTTTGGCGCGCCGGTGGGACCATCAGCGAAGATGATTTCGGCATTTGGGCTAAAAGGCATAAGCTCCTCCGAGCTTCGCCACTCCGGCTTTGAGACCAGAAGAACGAGGCAAGTTTGCTGGATTGACTAGGAGACTGTGAATGCACCGGTTGCGACGGGAGTCCCTGCCACACCGGATCGATTGAGAGACACAATCCAGGCGTACTTGACGCCTGCAGTAAGTGTTATGGTGGCGGACGAGAACGCGTTCGGCGCGCCGCTCGTCGGCGGAGAAACCGCTGTCGCTGTCGCGAAGTTATTGGTCGTATTCCAATAGATCCGAGCAGCTGCATAGTTCCCGCTATTAGGAGCGGTCCAGTTGATAGTTGCGTTCCCGGTCCCCGGCGATACAGACGGGTTGATTACTGGGCCGGCCGGGGTGGGATCCGCCGTCGTATGAACAGTTTCGGTCGGCGACCGTGGTCCATATGATCCGTCAGAGCCGATGTAACCGGCTTGGACGTCGAGATCGACATCAACGGGAACTGGGCCGGTGTTCAGCTCTACATACCCGCCAGAGGCGCCCCATGTCGGGAACTGCTGTTCGATCCAAGCGCTGTTGGAACCGGAGACCCGATAGAAGATAACCGGTGTCCAACTGGTCGATTCCGGATCGAGCAAAAGCACCCGAAGGTAGACAGAGCCTCCATTGGCCTTTGCCTGAACAGTGTTGATGACGCCGGGCGGTATCTTGTCGGTACCGAGAGTATTCGGGACCGGCGGCTGCATCCCCTCGTCAACCACAGGGTTCCAATCGTCGATATTGTCCGGGTGCTGAATAAGGTCCATGCTGAACCCGCCACGCGTGATGGCGACGGTTGGACGTCGGTTCTCAAACACCTTACCATTGCACTTCGGCAGTCGGACCGGTGTGAGCAATCGCACCCACCGGCAATAGACAGCATTGAAACCAGACAAGCGGCTATCGATCGATCCCCTGACCTTCTGTCGCTCTCGAAGCCAGTCTCGTTTTCCAAGGCGTCGCGCTTGGCGCCATTGTTGGCAATAGCGATAGTCGCCTGTCTTCGCCAAGACGCGTCCAGCTTCCATTTGAGCCGTATTGTCTTCGAAATAGTCGGTATCGCATGTCGAATATCCTGTGTCGGGATAGGTAAACCTCGGCACGAGCCGGTTGCATTCGTCCTCGAAGAGGACGTCATATTGTATCTGATGGCCGATGATATCGGCATCAGTCAGCGTCTCTACTCGGCTCTCGCGGAACTTACCGACTGTGAGCAGGAGGGCGCCATCGCCACGCTCGATCGTCCATCCGTCGCAGCTCGCGAGTATGGCCTGTGTCCCGACCTTCGGGCCATTGTCTGTCGTGTCCCAGCCGTTTGTTTCGTAGCGCTTCTCAGTTCCGCCGGATGCCCGAGGGACATCTTCGTCGCAGATGTTCGCCTCTTCGATCCACATATCGAGAACTGGCAAGATCGCCTTTCGATAGTCTCGACGGTTTCCGAACTCGTTGAAGCATTCATGCCAGCAAAGAACCAAGGCGCTGTTACGGGTCCAGACCCAGGCGGCCGGGTTTCCGGGATCGGCACTGATGCGAAAATCCCAGCAGAACGCACCATCAACCTCTACAGAAACTTGTGGTGCGCCATACGGGAAGCGCTTGTTCTGGTTCTTCGCAGGCGCAGAGGTAGCGATCATGGCGACAGAGGCCTGACCATCTCCACGGTGGTTATAGGTCCAGATCCCGGAAGCAGAGAGTGGATCGGCAATCGGAGCGTAGGCCGTTTCGGTGGAAAGCCCCAACCGTGTCAGCAGCCTGACGTTATCTCCATACCTTCCATCATCATCGTTGGTGGTGACGCCATTGGCATCGATGAAAACCTCGTCGTCATGGAGCCAGTAGCGGTTGATCGACTTCACACGGTGAGCGACCAGAGCCTGGACGGCATAGAGATAGTTGCCGCTCGCTTCCCAGAGCATGTAGGCACCGGCAAGACGGTTGCGCCCGACAGCCCAGACGCGCGAGGGTGTGCTCTGTGTCTTCGGTACTCGCCCATCTTCGGGGTCCGGTGGTTTCGGCGCCAAGAGGGCCTGTATGCCGATAGCCAGCGCGGTTGTCGCGAGCGCCGAGGCGATTGAGGCGAAGGTGATCGTCTGCGCGCCGATCGTGATGCCGGCGGTACCGAACACAGCGGTGAAAATTGGCGTGAAAATCGGGTCATAGACCGGCGCCGGGCGAACTAGCGAGCTGCTAGCATATAGGGAATACTCCCAGCCCCGCCGAAGAGCCTCTTCAGACGACAGGTTTTCATACAAAGTGCGCAAGCTCATTGCGGCACTTCCCATGCCGCAATCCACTCGGCAGGCTTCCCGACGACGCCGGCAGGCCCAAGGCAAGCCCATAGCGGGCCGAACCGGATAGCGCCAATCTCTGTCATTTCGCCGTCAAGGCTGGATGGTGCACGGATGATCCCGATATCGCCGTTGCGGGGATCGCTGGTGCGCTTGATGCCTGCTCGCGCGGCGACGGTGTCGACCAGCGCAATGATCCCGCCATGCGAAGTGATCAGGGCAGTCGCCTCTTCTGCCGTCGAATAGGTGCCACGGAACTCGGCAACCGGATCCGTACCGGTAACATGAGCGACCCATGAGGCGCAGAACATCAGGCAATCGTCGCCGCCTTGGCCGCCCCAGCGGAACCGGTGCGCACCCTCAAGCCAATCTCTCAGTATCATGGATGCCTCAGTAATTCGGCCAAACCGGTGCAATGCCGCGCGCCAGGCGCTGCACTTGCTTGCAAAAGTCGTCAGTCGGCGATCGAGCCTTCTGTTGGGCGTCTGACCAGAGCGCCAGCGCCGGCCGGGATCGCGTCACGCTCCCAGCGACAACGGAAAGCATGAGGGTGATGCTGGTATCGCCATTGTCGCCGGCCTGCCCGACCTCAGAAGGATGCGAGGCCGTCCCGTTCCAAATCGGAATGACTGGTGCCAATGGCTGATAGTAATCGTCGAGCACCATCAGCCCGACTTGCACGGCGGCGCCCCGAACCGGCGGAATGCTGTCCATCGTCTTAGCGGCTAACCCGGGCGTGATGCCCGAGAGGGTGAAGTCGACGTTGTCGGCCGTGCCATTGATCAGCATTTCCAGCGTAGGGACGCCGATGAGGTAGCCACCACCAATATAGACCGTCCCTTCCGGGTCGATGCTGTCGAAACGGGCTGTCTTGTCCTCGACGCCAAACCAGACGTGCAGGGCCGGGTCTGTCGCGACACGAAGGAAGATGCCAAGCGCGTGGCTCTGGCGCATCGCTGCGATAATGTTGTCGGGCAGGTATCCCATCAGAACGCCTCAGTGAACTGAAGGGTCGGCCGGGACTGGTACCAAGCCTCGTAATCCCATGGCAGCGTGAAGCCCTTAGGCAGCTTCATAACACACATCGGCCTAGCCAGTTCGACACGAGTGCCGACAGTGATCGCTTCCCTCAATGCAGGCCCGATCGCCAGCCTGTAAATCGGATCCTCGTCAAAGCTGACTGACTGGACTTCCCAATAGCGATAGGCTCGCCAACCCTTGATGGGATGGTAGATCGAGAACCAATCAGACCAGCGAAGAGGCCGCGCGCCGCCAAGCACTTGCATTTCGATGATGCCAGCACCCGCGCCGGCGTTGGCCGTGACAACGGCATAAACCGACGCCTGCGAGTATCCGGAATCATCGGAAAAGAACGAGCCATCGGAATGCGGGATATGATCAACTATCGGGCGCTGTTTGCCTCCAATGATCGGAAATGGGCCGATCCCATCGTTGATGATCGGCACGTTGAAGAACCGGAATCCTCCATTTCCTCTAGCACCCAGCCAGTTGATGACTTCATGGCGCTCCATATCGTCGCCCTGAAGGACGCAACGCTCGTAGGTGGCTGTCACCCTGCCACCGCCGCCAATCTCGATCGAGATTTCCTCACCGAACGAGTTGGTGCCGCCGCTAATCCCAGATCCGACCACATCGAAGCTTGCCTTCGTCGGTCTGAGATACAGAATGGGGACGGTGGGCTGATTGATAAAGCTGCCCATCGTTACCCCTTCTGATTTCCATAGCGAGCTTGCAGGACACCAAAGCCGCCGCGGCGCTGTTGCGTATTGTATTCGCTCAGGGCAGCACCGACGCCCTGCTGAACGAGCGAGCGGATATGCTCGTCGCCGCTTGCGCCTTCGACATTGACCGTAAGCGCCTGGTTTTGCTGCGGCTGATTAGAATTGGCAGCCAGAGCGGACATCAGCTTGTGATTGCTGGTGACCTGAGAGCCTTGCGGCAAGTTCAGCAGCTCTGGACCGTTTTCACCAACGATTGCCGGGCCGCCGGGAGAATAGTTCGTGCCGGTGGCGAAGCCTTTGAAAGGCACCGCGTTCGACCCAATGTTGAAGCCGGATGAAGCGCTGGCGGCAGGCTTGAATAGGTTGCCCAGCCATCCGAAGAGACCACCGCCGCCAGAAGCCGCGCCTGCCGCACCGCTGCTGAGAGACGAGCCAAGCTGGCCGAGGCCATTGCCAAGCGACCCTAAACCCTGGGTCGCGTCAGTCGTCGTGCTTCCGAACTTCGACAATGCATCATTTGCCGCAGTGAGCCGTCCAGAGAAGTTGTCCGCGCCTTCGGGGTTGCCCCAAGAGAAGCCGCGAGGCCGCTCGAAGCCTGCAAAGGCCGCTGTGGCTCCCCGAACATCCGTGGACTTCATCAGAGCCTGGAATGCCTTGTTTTCCGGACCCTGTAGCTCTGACCACGCGTGTTCGAGCTGCCCGTTGGTACCGCTCGACAAGAGCCCACTTCCGCCGCCGCGTGCGGCGTGGTGCTGGAATAGCCCAAACGCCTTGCCAGCATCGCCGATCGCATTCGGATTGAAGCTGCTCTCGGCTTTCATGTTGCCGAGGACGCCAGCAATCTGATGAGGTGCAAGCCCCTTGCCCGCGAAGAAATTCCAAGCTTGAGCGTCAACTCCCGTTAGAGCAGTCGCCGACGCGGCAGCCTGTCCAGCACCGGAAGTGCCACCAAGAAGCTTGGCGCCGACGCTCGTTGCGGCACTCCCGACCGATCCAGCCTGCCCCTTAGAACCGGTGATCCAGTCAGCGAAGATATTGCCGATCCCGTCAAAAAACTTCTCCCAGAGCTTCGACGCCTCATTTTCGAGCGAGGTCTGAAAGCCCTTGAGGAAGGCTTTGCCGATATTGTGGCTGCCGGAAATCAGCTCGTTGCTGAATGCGTTGCCAAACTGCTTGGCTTGGTCTTTCGCATCCTGCCAATCGAGCTGCTTGCCGATGCGCTGACCGTTTGCGTCGTTCGGGTTTTCGGAGAGCCCATATTGCCGCTGGGTCTGGACGATCTGGCGATCTCGCGAGGAAAGCAGGGCGTCCGACATGTTCCGGTTCATATCGAAGTTGAATTGCACCTGGTTTCGCTGGGCAACAAGCTTCTCATATTCCGCGGTGGCGACCTTGATCTGTTCGATCTGCTTGGCGAAGACCTTCTGAAATTCGCTTTCGCTCGTGATTCCCTGCTGCGCTGCCTGTTGGCGAAGCTGGGCCAATAGCTGGATCTGCTCACGAGCCGCCGTAGCGGCAGCACCGGTCTTGCCGATGAGATCGATATCCTCTTGCTGCTGCTCAAGCAGCCGGCGAAGGTTCATTGACCGCTCGCGGTCGGCATCGGCTTGCTGTCGGTTGACCTGCGCGCGAGCAATCGCCTCGGCATCGTTGATGCGCTGCGCGCGCTCCGGATCGGTCTCACCATCATTGTGCTGTGCCTCAGCAGCCGCTCGAGCCGCAGCGATCTTCTCTGCCGGCGTGCGGGCATTGATACCAGCAACCTGAGCGTTGAAGCCCTCACGGGCATAGCCCATGCGCTGATCAGCCATTGCGGCGTTGGTCTTGGCGATTTCCGCTGCTTGCTTAGACAGAAGGTCGACTGGCAGTCCAGCGCCGCGAAGCTGATCGGCAATGCGGCGCTGTTCGGGCGAGCGGCCCAACTGGTCGCGCTGGAACGACAGATCGTTGCTTAGCTGGGCACGCGCCCGAGCCTCGACGAGCCGGCCATATTCAGCCGACAACGTCTTGATGCTCTCAAGTTCCTTGCCATAGATCTCGCTGAACTTGCCTTCGGCCTCGACGCCGTTCTTGATTGCCTCGAGGCGGATCTGCGACGTCAACTCATACTGCTTGCGCAGCGAGGCTTGTTCCGCGCCTGACTTGCCGACGAGGCTGATTTCCTGCTGCTGGTCGGATATCGCCGACTGAATGGCGGTCGACCGGCTGAGAGCGGCATCGCGCAATTCGCGAGCTTGACGGTTGCGCTCTGCCTCGACGGCGCGCGCGGCTCGACCGGCAACGCCGCCGCCTTCATCCATGTTGGTGGGGCGCTGCGCACGAGACACCCGATCGGCAGCAGCGAGCCGCTCCGAGAACGTGCGCGCGTTCTGCTGCTGCTGATCAGCGTCAAACTGTTCTGTCACCTGACGAAGGGTCGCGGCGCGGCGTGCAACGTATCCCGGGAGATTATCCCGATCTCGCATCCCCGGCCTGGTATCTTCGCGGTCGATCGCTTGCAGGGTACGACGCAGGGTCTCGGCTTGCTGGGCGAGCTTGACGATATCGCCGCCCTTCGAGATCAACTCGTCGGCAAGCTTCGAGATGCCCTTTTCTTCGCCGATACGGTGAACTTGATCGGTGAAGGCGGAAAGGCCATCGACACCGCGGACCTTCAAGATGTTGATGGCATCCTGGAAAGGCTTGAATTTTCCACCGACAGAGAAAGCCTTGTCGGCAAGGCCTTCGACCGCGTCCGCGGCGGCGCGAAGGGCCATCGGATCTTTCGACGTCAGAGCAAGGGTGTTGTAGAGATTTTCGACGTCCTCGTTGAACTTCTCCAATCCCGGCTGCCCGCTCTTCACGCGCGCCAGAAGGTCGCTCACTGCCGAGCCGAATTGCTTCTGATCTCCCTTGAGGTTCTGCAAGCTGTTGACGGCCGAGACGCCGGAGCTACCAAAAAGTGCACCAGATACGGCATTGTTGTTGGCCGCACCCAAGAAGCCGCCGAGCTGATCGCGCATGGTAGCCTGCATGGCGACCTGCTGGCTACGTGCCTCCGAAAGGACAAAGGCACTCCCACCGACGCTGCCGATGCTCGCCGAGACCTTCGCCAGTTCGCCATAGCTGTCTTTCAGGCGATCCAGCGTTTCGGCATTGGATTTCAGCACGTCGTCGAGCGACTTTGCCTTGCTCGTCCCGTTCATGAAGAACTGGATAGCAGCAGCGGACAGACCGGCTAGAGCAATGGATGCGAGCGAAATCGGGCTCAGGATGCCGGCAAATGCTCCACCCAACGCCGCAGCAGTCTGCTTCAGGGTTAGCCCCTGCACAGCGCCGGCAATCTGGGTGCCCTGCTGAAGTGCAATCGCCTTCGGGCTCATTCCGCCAACAGCGGTGACCGCAATGTCTTGAAACTGGAAACCAAGGTCACGGCCGATGAAGCGCTTATTGCCTTCCGACAGCTCATTGCTGTTGGCAGCAGCCGGTCCCCGACCCTGGGTCTTGCTGGCAGCAGCATTGAGGCGCTCGAAAGCGGCTCGCTCCTTGTCGAGCTCTGCCGTCATCTGCTGGGCGGAAATGATGTTGAGACGATGCGCGCTCTGAATGTCTGCTATGGCAGCCTGATACTTCTGGGCGGCGGACTGCACAGGAGCGAATTTGGTGGCGAGACGGTCGATCTCGTCGCGGAATGCCTTCACATGGGAAGCCTGATCGCCGAAGCTGCGGGCGCTTTCGCCGCTCTTGCGGATCTTGTCGCTGAGATTGTCGACGCCCTTGCCGGCATCGTTGGCAGCATCGCCCACGCCCTTGGCTGCCCGAGCGGCGCTGGTTGCCGACCGTGCCATGGCGTCGAGCTTCGAGCTGATCGAAGTGGAAGTCTGGTTAAGCTGCTCGATACCGGCAATGATGCGCTCAAGAGCGGGCGAGATGTCGCTGAAGCTTCGGCTAGCTTTGGTGGCCGCCAGGCTGACCTTGTTCGCCGCCTGCTCTGCCTTGCCAGAGGACGCAGTGAGCCTGTCGAGATCAGAGGCCGCGCCGACAGCCTGCGAGCTATCGACGCGGAAACCTAACACGGCCTCGGTCATACTTACTTCCTCTTGCCCTTTGGTGGAAACAGCGCGTCGAACAGAGCAGGCGTTAGCGGGCGCTCGGAGACGACCGGCTTGTCCTCTGTTTCGGCGGCTGTCTTTTCGTAGAGGAGCTGTAGCCGCTGCCCATCCATCGAGATCAGCGCATCAAGGTGCCAAGCCAGCAGCGATATTCGCCGTAGCCTCGTCCATGCGTCGATGTCGGAATAGGAGAGCGGGTTAAGCCCGTACCCGTTGGAAGCGCGGGCTCTGTCCAGTTCCCTGAACCAAGCCCACACATGCGCCCCGGCTGCCGGGACGCGAACCTTCTTGCCTTGATGCTGATCGCGGATGCAGCGGCAGAGCCGAGCGATCAGCCGGGCATAAAAGAACTGCGGCGCGAGGCCTTGACCTCGAGCTGATCGCGGACGAAGCGATACTTCGTCAGCAGCAGTTTGACATTCGCTTCGCTGAAAGCGAGAGGAACGCCATCAACGATCGGATCCTTTGGTCCCCAGGAAACCGAAGCCTTCGACAGGATGGCCGTGAGACGCTTGTCGCTTGCGTCGGCAGGCTCCTCGCCAAGATCATCGCGCTTAGCAGCTTCGGCAGCCGTTTCGGCTCCCACCTGTGCAATTGCCTTCTGCATCCGCTCGCTGTCGGGACCGCAAATGACAATCTGCAAACCGATTGGCTTGTTGTTCGGAGACAGGATGTCGACGGCGATGCCATCCTCCTGAGCCTTCAGGAATGCATCGAAGACGCCGAAGTCGGCGCCTTGCACTTCTTTTACCTTCTCAGCCATGAATGCTCCTGTTATGGGCCAGCCGTCGGAGCGACGGTGACGACGTTGGAATTGACCTCGATGTTGCCCTGCAGAAGGCGCGCTGTGTTCGCTCCGCCGCCCTGCTCGTTGGCAGACATCACGATCCCGTAGAAATATTTCGTGGTGCCGGTCGGAGCGGTACCGGTGGGCGGCGCGTCATCATGAACGATCTTGAACGGGTAATTGTGCTCGGTCGCTTCGGCAGCGATGAGAGCGATCTGGCCCGCGTCAGTCGGCAGAATGATGAAGTTGTTCTGCATCGAACCTGCGTTGCGCGTGCCCTTGGCCTTCAGATCGCGCTTCGCGGAGATGACCGCTTCCGTGATCAATGTCGCAGTGTCGCCGACGGCGCCCATGTTCTGCCAGCCCTTGATTTCGGTCCAAGTGACAGAGGTGAAGTCGGAGGCCTCGACATCGTCGTCCGGAACTACACCGGCCGGGCCGATATAGATCTTCGCACCTGCAACGGGATAAAGTTGCATGAGAGTTTCCTTTCATGTGTCTGATTGCGCTTGCCGAAGGCGCGGAGGGACGGCAGGCCAATCAGGCCGGAACTTGAGGCTGGCAATTCCAGCGGATCGTCACAGGGACTGTGACATGAGTATCGCCCGTCACGACGACGCCAACCTCTGGGGCCTCATCGATGCGGACTTGCGTGTCGGCGCGCAGTAGTTTCGTACCGCGTCTGAAGAAAGCGGCGATGCTGCCCGCCAGGTCAATGCCGTCAACGAGAGCAGCGCCCTTCGGCCACATCACATTGCAGCGCATGAAGCCTTGGCGGATCGGGTCCATGACAAGCGACAGATCCGTCTCAATCGACCGATTGAAATGCACCTCGACACTGATGAACTTTGTGGTAGCCGTCGGCGTGAAAGGCGCGTTCGGAAGCGCGACGTTCGCAGACTGCGTCATACCGGTGGGCAATGGCAGCGCCTGCACTTTTGTGAGCAACGCCTGATAGATTTTCTTTTCAACGCTATCAGCCATCTGCTACCTCTGGCCCATGGCCGAAAACCGCCCGCTGTCCGACGAAGAGGTCTATGACCTTCTGCATCAGTCGCTTGCCCTTCTTCTGAACAGGACAGTTCGGACGAAGCACGCTCAAGACGTGCTCTCCATGGCCATCCGCGACTTGTCGATTATCCAGACCGCGTTCTTGTCGCTTTCAGAGGGCGTCAAGCTTTCTCGAAACGACCCTGAACAGTAGTTTCGGCTTCGGCGACGATCTGAGGCCAACGCTGAGCGACTGCGTCTACAAAGCCGAACCCGGCCTGATTGTAGGCTCGCCCGAGGCTATCCTCTCCAACGAAGCCATAGTTCATGCGGGCCGCGTAAGCCGCCTGGAAGCCTAGATAGACCGTTCCGCCAAGCTCGGCGCCGGCAATGACCAGTTCCACCGGGTTGTCGGTGAACTCCTGCTTTCCTTCGATGATCGTTGGCATGGAAGCCGTCGAAGCCATCAGCGAGCGTCGCAGGTTGCCTGTCTTGATCGGCATCCGACCGCCCTCGGCGACTGGCGTCCGGACCTCATTGGCGACCGTCTGGGCTGCTGTCTGAAAGACCGCTTCTGCCCGTTCCATCTCCGCCGCTGCCCAAGCACCGACTTGCGCGCTGAAGGATTGGCCTTCGTTCGCCATCATCGACCTCGCGACCGGGCATACGCCTCGGCGAAGTTGAAATTGTATTCGCAGTCACACTCGCAGTTCACGATCTCGGACGCCGGTGCTCCCAGCGACGTATCCCCCGGATAGCGCAACATGGCGCCGGAGACGGAATGGAACGGCATATCCAGTCCCGTCACCTCTTGGGCGTTCAGGATCTGGTGGGTATGTCGAGACGTCCGTTTACCAGAATTCCGCCACCGACGGGTGATCAGGCTTTCGTCTCGGTTGGCCTTTGATGCTGCCTGCCTATAGCTCTCGTGCCGCGCCGACATGACGGATGTCAGCGTCTCGGTCCGGGCGATGGTGTTGCCACGCAGGCGAAGATTGTTATCCCTGAGGCGCATCAGCACCTTATCGAGCGTCGCCTTGTCCAGTGGCTTTTCCGCAGCCATTGCCTTGTTCACCGCGCCGTCGAGCCGCTTGTCTCGCGTCTGAAGAGCCAGATACTTCGCCATCAAGGTCGGATCGCCCGAGGCAAGATTGATCCGCGCCCGCTCGATAAGCTCCGCCTGTGGGGCATTGAGCCCGATCACGCCGCCTTCCCGCTTGCCGGTGACAGCGTTCTTCCGGCCAACCAAGTCGAGAGCGATCGTGTTCGGCCCCTGCCCGCGCGAGTAGCCTTCAACGATGGTCTGACGGGCCGCCGCGATCGTGCTTTCCGAGACGTTGGTGATCAGGGTCGCGGACAGGTCGCGGATGTGCGCCTCTGCACCTTGATTGCGGACGTCCCAGCGGAACACGACACGGCCGCCATTCGGATCGAATAGACGCGGCATATTCTCGGTAACGAGCGAGCCGCCGGCATTGTAGGCGTTGCGCAGCGCCTCAGAGAGCGGCTGAAATGCTTCCGGGTCGATATGCAGGGCAGCCAGCGCTCCGTTGATGTCGCGGCGTTCCAGGCGCTCGACTACCTCTTTCAGGACGATCTCATCCTTCAGATTGTCGACTGCAGCGTGGAAGGCCTTCTCCATGTCGGGGGACAGCTTTTCGATGAGGTCGTCGAGCTGCTGGCGAAGAGTGGGCATTCCCTACCTCAATGAAAAAGGCTCTCCGAAGAGAGCCTTATGAAATCGTGGCCGGTCGTCGCGGTATCTTGGTAGTTGGCTCCCAGTGCGGGCTTACCGGCCTGGCCGCCCTATGGTATTCCACCGCGCTTAGTCTACTGCTAAAATCATGGCCGTTAGCCGCTCATGGTTAGTGGGCGACCTTCATCGAGAGCCACGGCGAAAGACGTTGTCATCAAGGCAACTAGCGGAACCAACCGCCGCCCACGTTGATCGATCTCGATATATGACAGGCCCATCGAACGGGCGTTGATCACCCACACCGCTGATCAGCCTGAAAACCTAAGCATACATATTGACGCTTTAGGCGACAATCCTTCCCTGCACGATGAATACGACATTCGTCACGCCGTCGTAGTTGTTAGGATCGGCATTGATGACGCGATAATCCACGCCGCCGGCCGATACGATGTCACCGACCTGCGGCACGACGGCGAGCCCGACCGACGATACGTAGACCTGCCGGTCATTGGCGAGGATCGTCGTACCGTCGACGTAGCGCTGGTCGTACGACATCGGCACGAGCTTGGCCGGATATGAGATCGTCGACCCTTCGCCGCCTTCGATCGGATCGGGAGGTGAAATGCGCTTAATGGCGCCGGTCTGCCCGTATTTCTCGATCAGGCGCTTTGCGGTGGCCTGCAGGCGTGTGTAGAGAGCGTTTGCCATCAGACAGCCAAGATCCCCGGCAACACCGGCCGCAGAAAGAGAAAGAGCAGCCCCTCGATGATCGAGACGACAGGCGTAGCCAAGGCGATCAGTTCGTCTCGTGTCGCGCCTGTCGGGCTGTCTTGATACTCAACTTCGAGATGGCCGATCCGCTCGCGCTTCACGTCCTCTGAAAGCGTGATGACCGGCAATAGGCTGCCGGGATTCGTCAGTTCGAGGAATGCAGCTTCATAGCTCGCATTGACGATGGGCGCGGGAATGACATCCCCTGGGATCGGCTCACCATAGTAGGTGCAAGCCCCGGAGCGCGGCCATGCCCGATCCTGCATATAGCCGCCGCTTCGCGAGCCGCTGAACCGCATTTCGTACCGATCGATCACGATAGAGCCGCGCTGACGCGCAGCGGCGATATCGGCATCGCTCGTTTCATCGGGGATGACATAGCCGGCGGCGGCGGCATAGTCGCGGAATCCTTGATTGTCGCCGTATCCAGCCATGTCTATCTCCGATGAATTGAAGCCCGGCGGTTTCCCGCCGGGTTATTGATTATGCGCCCTGCTTGGCCTTGAGAGCGGCGATGATCTCGTCTTTGGTGCCGGGAGTGGCATCGCCCAGGATCTTCTTGGCCTCCGCCTCGAAGGTCTTGAAGTGCGTGCCGTCCTCGGCAAGGACCAGAACCTCGTCGATCGTCTTGGGCTGCTGGGCGCCGGTGCCTTCGAGCTCGGCTATGCGCTGGCGCAGAGCCTTGTTCTCCTGCCCAAGCTTCTCGAAGGATTCCCGCAAGCCGTTGAACTCGGCCGCCGGAATATAGACGCCTTCCTTGCCATCGGCCGAAACCGAAAGAGTTGGAGCGGGATCTTCGACCGGATCGCCTTCGAGTTCGATGAACGGAAGACGCTCGGCGCGCAGCGCGTGGCTCAACGTCAAGACCAGATCGCGGCTATCGCCCGGGTGGATATAGGCGACGCCGTGCAGGGTGTGGATGCCCTGCACGGCTTTGCTATTGTTCGTGACCTTCATGGGACGGTCTCCTTACGGTGCGGTGATTTCGTCGCCGTAGGCCATCGCGCCGGGGAGACGAACTTCGGTGCCGCCGGTACGGGCGATGATGCCGGTTTCAAAGCCCATGATGGACTTCTGACGCGGCTGCAGCACCCGGCGCGGCATCGGAAGGTGGAAGCGCAGGACTTCCGGATCCTTGCGGTAGACCACCATACGACCGCCACCGTCCTGGGAGGCGTTCGCCAACTCGCGCAGCGGCTGAATGTCGAGCGGCTGGCCCGTTTCAGCCGTGTAGACGTTATTGCGACGAAGGAACTCGAGGACGGTGATAAAGCCGTCGCCGTTGCCGATGCGGCGGGTAGCAGCATCGCGGAAGGCATCCGGCGGCAGGCGAAGGGTATCGACCCATTCGATTTCGAGCGTGTTCTTGCGGACGCTGGAAATCAGATCGTTGACGTCCCGAAGCATCTGATCGGGCGTCTTGTTCTTCCAGAAGGTAGAAGAGCCGGTACCGTCGGCAGCAACATCCACGCGGGAGACCTGCGGGCTGTTGGTGAACCCGGTCCAGTTCTTTTCCGACGAGCCCACCATAGCGATGGAGTTGAGCAGACGCTCGACCTTGTCGGCAGCCGAGAGGGCCTTCGTACCGTTCAGGTCGATGTTGTACAGGGCGGCCTGTTGGACCTCCTCGATGTTCCACTCCCAACCGGAGCCGATCATCGCGAAGTCATGGCTCGCCATATCCTTCGTTGCCTGGTTGAAGGGCATGTCGGTGCCGGAGCCGGAGAGGAACTTGGCCTCGCCTGCGGTATCGACGGTGAAGAACGTCGTCCCGATCGCCCATTCATTGCCTTCCGTCACTACGGGCACATGCAGGCCATAGTTGAAGGTCGGATAACGCCGCTGGTAGATGCGGGTTTCGATGTTGCGCCCTTGCGCGATCACGAAGGGCATTGCGGCCTGTGCATCTGCAAAGGCCTGACGAACGATAGTGTTCATGGTCTGGTGTCCTTTCGTGTTCGCTTACGCGGCCGGAGTGACGGGGCGCAGACGCAGGGAGATTTCGACGATGTCGCCGTTGGCTCCCGTTGTCTCGAAGAACGTCCCTGGCAGAGGGCCGATGATGTTGGTACCGGCTGCGCCGACGTATCGGCCCGTGACGGTGTTGTAGTAGACGTCGCCACCATCAGCGACAGCGCCGCCGGCCGTGACGTACATCGTGCCCATCGTCATGAAGGCGCCGGTGAAGTTCTGCGGATAGCCGTCGACCAGCGTCGAGCCGGGAGCGACAGGAGGAACGGCGGGGTTCAGCACGGCGATACCGAGGAACTTGCCAGCAGACATGGCAACGACGCCATGATCGCCGGCGCCACGCTGAACGGGAACGCCGAACTTGATACCGGCCACATCTTCGACGGTGCGGCTGATCTTGTTGCACTTCTCCTCAGAGGAGATCTGACCGTGCAGGCCCTTGGCAGGCGCTACGGTGTAGGAAGTCTGATAGGTCGACATTGCAGCGTCTCCTTAGTTGGCCGTGGCGGAGGTCTTGCCGGACTTCAGATCGGCGACCATCTGCGAATAGGCATCGTTGACCGTCTTGCTGGCGTCGGCATTGGGTGCCAGGCCGTCGCCGAGAGCCTGAGCGAGAGGATCAGCGCCAGCCGACTTCCGAGCATCTTCGACCAGGAGATCGAAGCGAGCGTCAATATAGGCTGCGGGCTTGCCGGCGATGGCAGCATCGCCAACCTTGGCGACGACGACAGCCTTACGGATATCGGCATCAGACAGGCCCTCGGTCTTGACGTCCTTGGCGATTGCCTTGGCGACAGTGACCAGATCGGCGCGTGCCTGGACGCGCTTATCGAGATCGGCGTCGGACAGGATCTTGCCCTTCAGCTCATCGATGAGAGCATCCTTCTTGGCGAGATCAGCATCCTTGGCACCGATGGCCTTGGTGTGTTCGCCAGCGCCGGCCATGAGGTCGGCGATTTGCTTGGTGAGACCGTCGATCGCGCGCTGCACGATTTGGGCATCCTTGTCGGTCAACTCGACCGAGAGGCCATCAACCATGAGGGTTCTGGTCGTCATGGACCGTTTTCCTTTCCCATCGTCTCCTATCCTGAGGTGAGAACCGCCCCTTGCCGCGGAGACGACGGCAAGATGGTTCATGCGAAGAGATGTTTGGATTGCGTCGTATTGCTCGCCTGCAGGCGTGACGCCGTCCTGAAACTTGAGTTGGGTGTCGTAGCCCATGGAAAGCTCGCGCTTGCCGCCTTCGACCTTTGCGATGACGGCGGCATCCATGAGAACCAGAGGGACGCGGACGAATTCGCCATCCCGGGCCACATCGCCGCCGGTCTGCCCGACCGAATACTGTTTCCAGTTGTCTGCGGTGACCTGTTCGGACGGGTGATCATCGGTCACAGGGCGGTGCGCATAGGAATGCATGGCATCCTGGGCGAAAACCTCGTCCTCGGGCCGAAAGACACGCACGACAGCCTTGTCACGAAGGCCATGTTCATTGTCCGGATCAACCTCGCGCCCCGTATAGAGTTGGATGCCGGTGCGAGCGACCTTCGCATTGGCAACGAGATAACCATCCTGGGTGCGGCGGATGCCGTCCAAGGTCACTGTGTCGAAGAGTTGCATGGCTTCCTCAATTGCGAGATTTCTACGGATTACCGTGCCGATCTCTGGCGCTTGGCATCCGAGAACTCCATCTATGGTAGGCGCCAAGGGATGGCGCGATCACACGATGGAGCCTCGAATGCCTTTCCAAATCACCCATGAACCGCTTACGCACATCAACGGCGCTAAACCGATCACTTATGAAAAGCCGACAGCAAAAGATGCTTGGCGCAGCGTCAACGCGGCGATGAACAGCGACGAGAAAGTGACCAGCATTATTCATCCCGATGGATACCGAATCGGCTGGCAAGAACTCAAACGCCTGGCCGAAGAAGAGTAGCCTTCACTCCTCTGTGATGCCTTCGGCCCAATCGCTCTTCACTTCTGCGAAGAGCTCCGGCCCAAACTCGATTGCGCCGCGGTACGGCTCGACATTGTCGATATCGACATCGCCGGGCTGATACGTGAACGTGATGTGCGGCGAGTACTGCGGATAGGTCGGCTGGGCACCGATGCGCTTCAGTTCCTCGTGGCGCCATGACAGCGCGGCAGAGGCGAACTCGATCACGATGGCGCCCTGCCCGAACTGCGAGACGACGCGCGGGCCGCCTGGCGGGATCATCAGCGTCCCGTCATCGTTCCAAGTATCCTGACCGGCCTGCATCCAATCGACGGCTGTCGGCGAATACATCACGGTCACATGCAGGTCGTCGGGTGGTAACGTGGTGGCGAAGCCCTGCCCCTTGGCCCATGCGATGATGTCGGCCGCGTTCGTAACCTTTCGGCTGACATAGAGCGACTTCGGCTCGGCATCTTGCGCCTGCTGGGGCTGTTTGCTGTTCCGCTGTTGGTTCTGACCCTGTTGCGCAGCAGCCGCGGCGGCAATCTCCTCCTCAGACGGCTGATTTTCTTCGAGCGTGCCGAATTGCTCGATCGCCGCCTCCAAGCCCGGAAGAGAGCCATCCTCGACGAAGGCGTTGACCAAAGCCTCGGACAAGGCATTGCGCGGGATGATCTCCTGGCCTGTGCCAGTGCCCACAAGTGTTCGGGCCGCCGTCGCCTTCGTATTGAAGATATCGGCCCGCTCCTTCTCGCTCATCTGCTCCAGGGGAGCCCACGTGTAATGCACGGCGTCATCCCGCTTGCCGGTGGCCGACCGGATGATGCATTCGTCGAGGCGTGACATGGCAGGAGCATAATCAAGCTCCTGCATGGACTGGATGCGATCATGGTAATTCTTCATGTCGCTGTCGCCGGTAGCGTTCATGCCGGCTGGCGATTGACCCAGAAGGCGCGTGACCGGGATATCGGCGGCTCCCGCGACGATCTGCATGAAGCCCATCAGGATATCGGTCAGACCGCCCAGCGATGCGCTCTTGCTGTCGTATTCCTCTTCGGAGTCGAGGATAAGCGTCCCGTTGACGCCCTTAATTGTGTTCGCCAGGCGATACCGGCGGAGAACCGCATCTTCATAGGCCTGATTGCCAATGTTCGCCGAGAACTGCGGAACCTTGATGATGTCGATCTTGGCCTCGAAGATCAGCGAAGCGATGTTGCCGGCGGTGCTGTCCGAATTCTTGATGGCATCGAGCGTGGCAGTCAGCACGCTTTCGCCCCATCCCCAGCCATTGCCCATGTCGAAGCTGAAATCGATGTCAGGCGCCATCGCTCCATTGAGGATGACGAGCCGCGAGGGATGGACATTGACCTGCGTTCCGTCAGCCATGTTGACCATGTAGTACTTCGGCTTGCCGTACCATTCGGACGAGACGTCTCGATCGATTTCGCCCGCGCCGAGATGGCGACGCGTCATGACCGTGAGGTACTGCAGGCCGTCTTTTCCGAGCTTCTCGGGCTCCAACGGGAGCGACGGGTTCGGATCGCCGGTACCGATCAGCAGTGCAGCGCCACCGAACAGACGCGCCTTCTTGGATGCCTCAAGGAGCTTGCCCTTGACATTCAGTCGGGTCTCTTCCGCCTCGATGGCTTCGATCTGCTTTTCGTCGGCCTGCCAGTTCCGCCACTTGCGGCAGCTGTCGAGCGCAGGGATATCGATGATCTTCCTCGGCAGCCAGGAGCCTCGATAGGCCGCGATGATCTGCTCATCGCTAAGAATCGGCTGCGAATAGAACGTGGTCGCGGCCTTATCCCGATCGGTGCCCATGCGAGACGCAAGGCTCATCAGCCCGTCACGAACAAACGTGATCACGTTTCCCATGGAAATCCTCAGAAGTTGCTAAACGTGAAGGTTGCGCCGCCACAAATGTCAACGACAGCATCAATGAACGGGTCGATTTGGTCGTCAAATGAACCGTCTGGAAATGCAGCATATTCGGTGATGAATTCTTGCCGCCATGTCGCCGCCTTCGGCAAGACAACCAGGCCCGTCGCAACGGACGGGACAGCATCGAGTGCTCGCGTGTACTTGTCCCTGTCGCGCTGCAAAGCAATGATCGGGATCGCTTTGCGTTTCACCGCCTGAATAAGTCCGGTGCCCGACACCTTGTCTTCAACGACCATTTTCCGCAGATGGCCGTATCGATCCGGGTCCATCTTCTTTGCCTTTTCCCAAAGCGAAAGGGCGGTCTTTTCAAGTTCGGGAGCCTCGAAACGTCCGCGGATCAATTCGATCAGGTAGGCTTTGCCGTCCAGACCTGCGCCCCAATGCTCAAAGACCGTATAGTCGTTCCGCTCCTTCGTCTTTTGGGCGGTATCGACGTAAATGGCTCGCCAAGCCAGGTTTGGCAGTTCATCGTAGCTCTGAAGCCATTCGGTTTTGAACAGATTGCCGCCTTCAACGACGGGGTTCTGCATATACTGGCCGGCGAATACCTGCGGCGACAGCTCAAGAACCTTGATCTGCTTCTCGTTATGCTTCTGCGTCCACAAAGGGCCATTGGGCAAACCGTGAGGCACCATAATGGCCTTGGCATGGATCGCTGGGCATTCGCCTTCGATCCGGATCGGAAGCTTCAATACATGCCATTCCTCACCCGATGTTTCCAGCAGGTGAGAAACGAAGTCGTCAACATGCAGGCGCTGCATGATCACGATGACAGGAACGTTTTCGTCACCAAGTCGACTCTTGAACGTGTTCTGCCAACGAGCGTTGATGAACTTCCGCGTCGTATCGCTAAGCGCGTCGTCAGGCTTTAGCGGGTCGTCGATGATCAGCGCGCCGGTGAACTTCCACGGCTCACCCACTTCCAACAACCTACCGGCACGAAAGCCAGTGATCGGCTCGCCCGATGCAGCGGCACGAACGTGGCCGCCATCTGTTGTGCGCCATAACCCTTTGGCTGCCGAATCGGCTTTGAGCGTCACGGGCCAAAGCTGCTGATATCCGGCAAGGTTGATAACGTCGCGCGCCTTGGCGGAATTGTCGAGCGCCAAGGTTTGGGCGTAGCTCGCATGGATGAACCGGGATGCCGGATTGATCGCAAACCCATGCGCCATGAAATTGATGACGCCAAGCTCCGTTTTGGAATAGCCAGGCGGGACATTGACAATCAGGCGCCGGATCTCGCCACGATAGACCTTATCCAGCGTCTCACACATCAAGCGATGATGCGGCCCGATCGAGAAAGACTGCCCTTGAGCTTCCTCAAAGAACTTGGTGACGAACGATAGGTGCGAGCGGCAGAGCCTGCGCCGCTCAAGCTCCCTTTCGATTTCGTTCAGCGGCGGCAGCGAGAGTTCGATACGCTTCAAGCTCTTCATCCGTCATGCTCGCCAGATCGAATGAGGCTGGTTTCGGCGTCATGCTTCCATCGCTGGACGTGTGATCGACCTTCTGGCGATTTGTGTAACTGTCACCCACCTCTTTGGCCGCCTGCTCGATCAGGCTCGACGCCAACACCATATTGCCCTGGTTCTCTGCCTTATCTGCCATGCGCTGCAGAGCGCGGAGACGAACGGCGCGATGGCTGATGCCGATCGAGGCAGTGTCTTCAAGGAAGGTCTTGCGGGTTTCCTCAAAAAGCGACTTCCACCTGAGCGATAGATTCCGTCCCGCCTTCTTCGTCGGGTCGTATGCTTCAACCGACTGAGGCGTCAGGGAGACGTTGAATTCCCTCCTGAGTGAAGCAGCGACAACCGACGGGGAATCGAAGCAAGCGAGAGCCTGCACGGCATAGGTTTGCTGCTCGCGATTGAGTTTGGCCATATCTCAGGGAACCATCAGGTTTTAGGCGACACGCAACTGGCATGTCCCGCATACATGGCCGATGCTGGCCTGGGATACTTCGGGTGGCCGATTGGCGGCGTCCACCATCGCGCGAACGCCTGCTGCATCCGCACCATAGCGCCGAACTACGCCCACGAACTCTTCCACGTCATGTCCTCGCAGGGTGAAGGCCGGAAGGCCGGACATCTTGCGGAACTTCGGTGCGCCGAATGCATCCCGCTCTTGGCCAGCGTGGTATAGCTCATGCTCTACCAACGCACAGAACTCGGCGTCCGAACAGGTGGATGCGTAATCCGCGTCGAAGGTCAGGAGGAAATCAGGGACGCCGCCGAACCATTGGGTGAGCTGAAGCTCAATCCTGGCACGAGACCATTTGCCGGCCGGCGGCAATCCCATTTCGCATTGACCGATGATACGGCGCCCATTCCTGCCATTGGGAACGTTCGTCCAAAGCATTCCGATGGTGGCAACGCGGAGGTGAGCATGATCCTCGTTGAGGAGGTCGGCATCATCATTGATGAAGGAAGAGCGCGCCCATTCCAAAAGGTCGGGCGCAGGCTCAAACCTGATGCCGGTATCCTCGATCATATCCACAGGCGGCGATGGTCGCATGATTTGGTCTTGCCTTATCACCGGTTGCGGGCCAGATTCCCATTCTGGGAATTTCATGATCGGATTTGACCAACATCGGGGGAGAAAATGGAGACTTACACCTATAGCTTCAGGCGTCTGATGCTTCCATATTGCATCGAGGATCTTGGCGAAGGCTGGTTCCTCTTCCTCAATCGGCGCTACAAACCAATTGGCCAGATGAGTGACGACTGGGTCGACTACACAAAGCATCCGTCGAGAGTGCGAATGCCGAATCTCACGCCGAAAAAGGCCGAAGCACTTCGCCTAAAGCGGCTCAATGAAAAATACTATCTCTATGACGACGTGACCAATCCAGAGGATAGCGATGCAAATTGGAAGCGATATTCTGACATTTTACAGAAACTGTCGCCGCTGAAGCTTACCGCCGACCGTTGACAGGTTAGCGTCGCCTCGTCCGCCGAGGTCTCCTCGGAATAGTGCCGGGCTACCCTCCCGGCTTGGCCGACGGGCTCGGCGTCGTGTCACCGTATCGGCAACCGTAACAACGCTTCGCTCGCTTGATTTCGGGGCGCGTCGGCTTCCCCTTGGTATTCGTCATGGAGGAAAAACCGCACGCGCCAAACACCGCTTCAAGCGGCTTAAGGGCGCGCCCCTCGGACGGCATTGAGAGCCCCGATGGAATAGGCGGCAAATCAGTTACTGGTAATGTTAGGCGACGGCCTCCAAGTTTTCAAGCGGGATGTCAAGTTCCAACATGCTATCAAGGGTTTCAATCACAGCTTTTACCTTACCGCGAGACGAAGGCCCGATGACCTTCGCTACGAGGCCGCTGAATGGGTTCTTGCCGCAGATCCGAGCAAGCGTGTCTTTCGGCATGATCTGCTCGCGATCTTTGCGGGTGGTTTGCTGAGAAGATCGGCGCTCCCTCGCCTCTCGTTCGGCTCGACGCTTCTGGATGAGATCTCGATTTTCATCCTCGACCGCCATGAGAGCTGCGATGTCTTGTGTAAGCATCTGGCACGGGCCGGACATCGATGAGCGCCGCAGGAAGCACATCACGCCCTCAACCCGGCGAACGTCTTGGAACTGGCAACCGAGCATGTCCACGAAGGCATAACCGACAAGAAGCGGATATCGGCGCTCGACCCACTTCTTCGTTCGCGCATGCCTTACCTCGAAATGAACCGTCGGCATGAAGACCTTGAAGCCTTCCATGCGAAGATTGCGCTCGATCACGCTTTCCATCGCTCCCGGCATTCCAGGATGGGCCTTCGCCGTGCGCTGAGCTCCTGGCATAGTTCGAATTGCATACCAATGTTCTGCCGCCATTCCATTTCCTCGTTTATCGAGCCGCCGCTCGGGACTAATGAATCCAGCCGCAACGAAGAGCCGTTGCGACAACTGCCGTGACCGTGTTGCCGAGATTTTCGCGGGAACGAGCTCGCTCAACGCGATTGTGGACGGCCGCTATCGAAATGCCGATCTCTGCCGCGATTTCCTTCATCATCTTTCCGTCCGCCAGGCGTTGAACGATGATGATCTCCGATTGCCTTAGAGGACATGTCATGCTGCCGTCCTCGCTGTATCTGGCTCCTGCGCGATCTGCCGAGGAGCCCAAACCTCATCAATTGCCCAAAGATGGATTGAACCGGAGGGATATTGCCCGTTCCGGCCGCCGCTCTTGAACTTGTCCAAGCTTTCGCAATTCGAGTGGAAGTGGTAGCCAGCGGTCTGCAGTTCGTCGGCACGATTGCGTTGCGTAATACGGATATCCTTGAAGGGCTGCTGGATAGTCGCCGGAGCTGGGAGCCGTGGGCGGTTGACCGCATCGACGCGCCGTTGCTCGAAGCGTACCATATTCGCCAATTCAGGAGGGCGCGGGCAGAATTTCACTTCCTCGTGCCAAGTCCCACGAACTAGATGCAGCACAACGCTTTTGAGTGTGCTGGGCAACAAGCCTTCCAAGGCAACCAGATAGCCCCGAAGCAGCTCGTCAGCATCAACGCCGCGTGGTAGAGGCAAGGAGGTGAACATTGGGCGAATAATCTCCGCCATCATGGTCGATCGTTGTTCCTGCTGAAAGTTCATGGGCGTATCTTCCGGTGAAATCGTCTATGGCGTCGAAGATGGTCCGTTCTCGGGGGGGCGCTTGCTGTCGAGGCACATGCGCCGGGTCATCCGTCCATCGGTCCTGATTGAGCCAGGTCGCCGGGTTGCACCACGGCCGGTCGTCTGTCTTGGCGACGTATCGGCGAAGGCCCGCGAGAATTTCCGGAAGGTTTGCTCGGGAAAGCGCCTTGGCGAACGACTTCTCGGCATCCCGTTTTCCGACCCTATTCGGGTAGATCGCCCAAAAATCTTCGAAGCCGGCGGGGGAAGAGCCCCCTTTAGGGGGCGAAGGGGGTATAGAAGATTGGGGTTTAGGAGAAGGGGGTGTGGGGGAAGAACCTTCAGGGGAAAGAAGGTCAGCACCACCGTCTGAAACGTCTTTATCGTCTGAATTAAGACGCTTTTCAGACGCTTTAAGACGATCATAGTACCGCTTGTTACGCGCTTGCCTCGCAGAAAGCACCGGCTGGGCCGGATTGGATTCGGCTTCGAACGCTTCAGCAGCCACAAGGGCCTGCTCAATTGTCAGTCCGGCTTCCAACATGCGACGGATAGCTGCGGATATGCTCATTTCACCACCTCGATCGTGACGCCATGGCAAGCGCGCATGAGCTTTTGCTTGAGGCGGAATACGGGCGTGGAGACACCCTTCACGTCGATGACGCGCCGACGGCGCGCGAGGTTGTCCCAAAAGACGAAATCGGCCCTGTAGGTGGCGACGAGAACGCCGTTGACGGTCAAAGCATACAGACGCTGGAGTTCGACGTCAGTCACTTCGCCGGCGCGCTCTCTGAGCTTCAGGTGGGCAAAATACGACGCCTCGGCTTTGCTATCGAAGCATATGCCGTCGAGGAGAGTGCGCTGGGCCTTGAACTTGTTGCCGCGCTTCGGCTTGGCTATTGCAGCCTGATATTCCTGCCGGGTCATAGTGACGGTCATGCCGACCTCCCGGCGCGGATTTCGCGTAGTTGATCGCGGGATCGAAGGTTGTAATCGCGGTGATATGACAAGCGATCGTGGCGCCGGCGCTCTTCATGCCGGCGGTTCATCTCTTCATTGATGAGCCGGTCGTCTTCCGGTGGAGTGATGCCAAGGTCGCGCGCTATGCGCTCAACATCAGGGCCGTGAAGGGTGTAGGCGTCGAGGAATGTCATGCTGCGCCTCCGAAAAGAGGACCGGCATCTTCCTCAGTTAGACCGCGCCGCTTGATGATCTCGCGCTTCTTCTCGTCGGGACCGGCGAGGCAAAGGCGCATGCGCTCGGCGATATCATGCTGATATTCAGGCTCACGCTCGATCAGGACGGCATTGAAGCCTTCGCGCCATGCCGCCTCGCCCGTCGTTCCGGTACCGGCAAAGCAGTCCAGCACCGTTCCGCCGGGAGGCGTGACGAGACGAACCAGATACCGCATCAGGTCGATCGGCTTCACCGTCGGGTGCTTCGAACCGATACGGTCATCAGCGTCGGCCTTAGCGGAGTAGAAGAATCTGGCAGCAGATCCACCCTCGTCTCGAGGCTGCACAGTAGGCCTTGGTCCGTAGTCTCCATAGACCGCCGTCCCCTGCTTTGGCTTGAAGGTATTGTTTACTTCACGCTGCTGGCCTGGTGCTTCTGGAAAAGCCTCGATGACTTCTGCACTTCCGTCGTGGATGACATTTGCAGGCCAGCGACCGTCTGGTGATCCGCCGCGCGGACCTGGCTTGGCAGCGAAGTTGGTGCTACCGTTGTTCTGGTACCGGCGCTCAGCGCTGGCCTCGCCTTCCCGATAGTGCGACCAAAGCTTTCCAGTGCCCGCGACGATCTCATCATCGGTGCCGACACGGCATCCATCGATATTGATGGCCCCAGTGCCATGTCGAAGGATGTTCAGCGTGCCATTGTCTTCGCTGAAGGGTTTTTGGCCCATATAGATCGGTTCGATCGCGGGCTTGAGCGCTTGGCCACCGTAGCGCCAGCCATCCACGTCAATACCCGCGAACGGCCCATCAACGGCGCAGGCTTTAATACGGGTGGCCTTCGGCATGCCGGCGGCGAAGATCCAAGCGATGAAAGGGTGATTGATGAAGCCAGCGTCTTCGATCGCAACCGACATTCGGCCAAAGCCTCGTGTGGATGCAAAAGCCAGAAGGTAGCCGCCCGGTTTCAGGACGCGCAGAACTTGCCGCCACGTCTCGACCTGAAAGGCGATATCACCGCCGTCCCACTGCTTTCCCATGAAGCCTGCAGACGCTCGCTTGAAAGCACCTGTCGCGCCGGCCTTCACTTCTGCCGCACCATCAGATCCGAAGCGCTCAACAATGCTGGTCAGATGGTATGGTGGGTCCATGACCGCACTATCGATGCTGTTCTCCGGAAGAGAGGCCAGCACTTCGAGGCAATCGCCGGAATAGAGCGTCACACACCCATCGAGGAACTGGATCATGCCGCTGCTCCTCTCTTTTCGAGCGCAGCCAAAGAGCGATGGCACCGGTCACGAAGGCGGGTGATTATCGCGAGCTTCGAAAGCTTCACGCCATTGTCGGCCTTGTTCATGCTGGCCTTTAGGCGGAAGATTTGAGCGTCGAGCTCGGCTATTTCTTCGCGGAGGAGATCGGCGTCTGTCATCGGCGCGTCCTCCAAACTTCGTCCGGGTCGATTCCTTCAGCGGCCATCTGCTCCAGCGCTGCAGCTTGTCGAGCGTCATAATTGGCCCAATGCTCGGCGTGCTTCTCTGGCCCCCATTGGGTCCAGATGTCGGCGCGATCGTATTTGTCGGCAAACTCCTTTGACTGACGCCACTGTAGGGCATACGTCGGCCAAGCCCGCGTCAGAGCGACTTTCTTATTGCCGCCCTCGGTCAACTGGCCGAGGCAGACGCGTTCAAGCCATGCCTTGCAATCCAGACCATTGGCAGCGATTACATGGTCATGCGGGCAGACCTGAAACGATCGGAATCCTGTTTCCGAGAAGAATGGTTTGTCCCACTCGATGACACGAGCATCGCCGTCACAAATGCCGAAGAGACCCGCATAGGAAAAATCCACGCGGCATCCGGCGATAGAAAGCTCAAGGTGTCCCTTCTGGCCGAAGAGCGGAATAGCGCCATCGTCAGCCGCCATAGCATCGAACAGCCACGTCCACGCCGAATGGAGGCAATCAAAACGCTCATTGCCCCGCGGGGGGCCGCTCCGCTCGTCTTCTGCTTTCGTCAAGCCGAACGCGTGTTCGCCAATGGCTCGCAGGCGGTTGGCAGCACCGACCATGCCGTCGTAGTCCGCGGCTCTCACTGCTCCGTCGTAGGATGTTAGCTCCGACCACGCGCGATTGAGGATGCCAGCATCATCCGTCGGCAGACCCGCACGGTAAGCGGTGCGGGCGAGACGATTGTCGCGCTGCTCAATTTCCCATGCGGAGAGCTTGACCTTGGTGCCGACAGGCGGCGCAGCAACCGGTGCCGGTGCTTCCATAAGGTCGAACATGGAAAGCTGCTGCATCTTCAGGACCCGTTGCCCTTCTGCAGGTTCGCCAGATTTTGCATGATTTCGGCAATACCGCCGCCTCCCGCACCGAACGCCTTTTGAAGCGCCTCCGCGCCAATCGCACCGCGGGCCGCGTCGATATCTTCGGGGAGCTTGAAAGTTGCGATCGGTTTCGGACCATCGGGGAACGCAGCCTTATAGGCCTTGTTCGCCTCGCCTTCGCATTGAAGGCAACCACGGCCACCGCACCAACGGCAGTCACGATAACGATGTCCGTCGAATCTCGGCTGCATCTCAGTCTCCCATGATCCATTCAGCCCTATCGGCCCATTTCTTGGCCTTGGCGCGCCATCGCTTGGCGATGCGCAGCCGCCTCAAAAGAGGCAATCTTTTGATCCAGCGAAGCCAGATGGGCGCGCAGTTCTCGTGCTTCAATTTTGCTCTCCTCGATCAGAGCCGCCCGCAAGGCGTCCATTTCATCGCTATCAATCCGACGCGCGGTGCCTTCCCAGATCGAGCGGGCGCGGCGGGCGGTAAATTTCTTGGTGACGCGCGGTGAAATGAACCGCACTGCTTCGTAGAAAACGTTATCGAGCTTGATGTATCGCCGAAGAGGCCACGCATCTCTCATCAAGTCCCTGGCTGTCAAAGTTGGACTCATTACCTTCTTCCTGTCAGCTTCATCCTTGGGGCGAGAACCCAAATTCTTGTTTTCGAAACCCGACACCTTGTCGTCTCCTTGTGCGATCTTCGTCTCGTTCAAAGGAGACTTCAGATGCACAGGACCGATGATCAAAAAGACGGCGGTAATCGCCTTGCAGGGCTTTCACCCGCCGTCTCCGGTCCGCCTGGGCCAACCGTCATTCCATTTCCGCAGGACCGTTCGCCGCCGGTCTTGCAACGGAGGGAGCCGACGCCGCATCGGCTCCCTCCCCCAGTTCCTCTCGGGATCGCGGTCGCAGCAGTAGTGATGAAGCTGCAAAGCGCTCGACCGAGGATTAAAGTGCTGAGCCAGACCACCCGGGAGGAGGAGAAGTAGTCTGGCTCAGGCTTGAGCATGACGCTGGGAGGAGGAGTGCATCACGCCCATTCGAATTCATTCGCGGTCAGGGAGGCGTCGGAAATGCCGGTCGTCACCCTCGGCCGCGCCCGCGTTCGTGGGGTCGAATTGCTGACCGATGATCAAGCGAGCGCCGCGCCGTGCCACCAGGCCAGCGCCTACAGCAAGAAGGCAAATGCCAAATGCCGCAGCGAGATACTCAAAACCGAGAAGCAACGAGTCCATCAGCGGTCGCCTCCAAATCCAAAGAGAAGAGTGTCTGCGTCATTGGTGGATCCGAAGATCGAAAAGGCATCCTGCATGTGGATGTTCGAGGCTCCCGACGCGCGAGCGACCATGATTTTCCGAACCGAGCCGCCGCGAGCGCCAGCCGCCTTACGAATTGGGCTTCCAGCACTCAATGCCGGAAATTTACGACCATGGGTGCGACCGAAGTAGGCAAGCTTGGCATGCGTCGTTCCGCAGTTCGCAGCGATCTGACGAATCGTCATGTTGCATTCGATGCCGCCGTCGATCTGGGCCAGCTTCTGTTCGTCGGTGGAATTTTCCCAAAAGCTCATTGTGCCCTCTCGAAATTGTTCATGGCCTCGCGAAACGTGCGGCCGGATGCCGATCTGCCCGTATCGAGATCAACAATGATGAAGGTGCCGTCTTGAGTGATGATCGTGCTCACGCTGCTGCCCCCTGCATGGCCTTCTTGCAGGTCCAGCAATGATCCTTCGTGCCGCTGCCGCATTTTTCAGGGCGCTGACAATTCGGGCGGAGCAAGCGCCGAGCGTTGGGGAGGTCGCGATCCTCCCCGTTGTTCAAGGGGGGATGGGATTGTCCCGCGCGCGACGCGCCGCTGGTTACATGATCGCCTCCTGTGTTGGCGCCGACGCTGCTCGTTTCGTTCTTCGGACTTACGCGCTCGACGCTAGGCGCTTCGGCTTCGCCTTGAGAGGCCAAAGCGATTTTGGAATGAGGTGCCGTCTCTCCGCCCGTCACGTCCATTGCCTCAGACGTTGCAGTCGGTGCTCGGTCGCCGACACCCCTACTCACCAGCTCCGCACCGTCGGGTGCATCAGCCGAAGCTTCTGCGCGGCCCAAAGCCTTACGACCTGCCTCGCATGCATCATCACTGGCTTTCGCGTGGAACTGAGTTGCGGTCTCTCCCGCCGTCACCGCTTCGCAGATGCCTTCGGCTGCGGTTTCGCCGGGGTCCGTATCTGCTCCGGACTTCGTTGCCGTTTCCGGCTGGTCTTCTTCCGCCTCTTCGCGGGCAATCATGATATCGACGGCGGTGATCAGCGTAGCGCGACCGGCTTCGGTCTGCATGCCGGTCGCGACTGTGGCGATGAGCTTGGCGCTGACGTTGTTGTCATCGAGGATTTCGCCGGATGTGACATCGTATTTGGTGCCGTCTGTGGCAAATTTCTCAACTGTTGCGCAGAGCAAGTCGATCTCAGGCCGGATGATGTTAGAGAACCATTCACCATGAACCCGGTGCTCTGCGAACCGCTCGTGAAGCTCAAGTTCCTTCTTGGCCCCCCCGTCAATGACACCGATCAGCGATACAGGAACGGGGCTTCCCCGACGAAGAGCGGATATGCGCCTATCGACGTTTTCGGTCGACCCGATCTTGATAAGGCTCGCGTCGTCGGCTGCGAGGAAATAAACCTTGATGGGGCTGTCGTCGGCGAACGTACGATGCGCAATCTCGTCGAAAACATCCGTTTTCCGAGGTCCGCGGTATTCGCTCTCGCGTGCGTACGTGGCGCGCGGTGCACGAGGCGACGTCGTGATCTCCTCGAAAATCTCATCGATCAGCGCATCTTTCTCTTCGACGGCCATCGGATCTTTCTTGGCGGCGCGACGACGCTTGATCGCCGCCTTGATGGCCTCGATCTCGGTCTTGATGTTTGCTTTGTCCATGCCGCTAGCGACGAGCTGTGCGCGGTAGGCATCAAAGCAATCCTTCTTGCCGGTGTTCATGTCGGCGATCTGCTGATCGTATTCGTCGATCTCATTGGCGAGAGAGGTACGGGAAATCATTCAAACCTCCCCCAGCCATTCGGAGGCGCCATGCTGGCATTTCCCAACGGGTGCCCAGCACGAGGCACATCCGCCAGCCGGAATAGATTCTCGCTCAAGGACGGCAATCCATTTCGACAAATTGCTCAACGCCGCCTGATACAGAGCCTTGCGGGCGGAAGACGGATTGCGGCATCCCAGTGGCTTAGCAATTTCCATCACGCGGAAATCGCCGATTTTCGACAGGATATCCTGGACGCGCTTCTTCTGGTCGCGAATCCGATGGAAAGATTCAGAATGTTCTTTCTGCTTAGCTTTGCGCTGTTCTGCGACGTACCTGTCAATCTGCGCGTCTATATTGCCCCGCTTGGCGAGCGGGATATTCAGAAGACCGTGATCGAGGCGTTCCGTCTGAAGGATGTCTTCTGTAATGGTCTGGGCTTCGGCGGTCATGCAGCGGTCTCCGAGATGGGAGCGAAATCCGAAGCACGAACATCAATACCGCGCTCTCGCGCAGCATTGAGGATGGCCTGAACATGCCAATGAGGCACAACTCCGCCGGTTCCGCCCTTCTCCCTTGGCATCCGCCAGCGCATGACCGTGTGAACGGTGACGCCAGAGACTTCAGCCAGGGGCTTGAGGCCTTTGAACTTTCTGATGATCGTATTTGCCGGTTCGCATCTCATGACACCGAATGTACGATAAGCATACATTCATGGCAAGAGGTATTGTACGATTTTCCTAAATGCGCCGAGTTTGGCCTTGTGCGAAAATCAAACAATGGCTGACGAGTTTACAAATCAATATCTTGACTGGATCCGCGAAGGGCTTGCGCAGCCTGGGAAGACGCAGATCGGCCTCGCGCGCCATCTTGGCATTGCTCACCCACAGATTACTCAGCTACTCAAAGGCAATAGAAATCTGAAGGTCCATGAGATCCCAAAGATTGCTGAATACCTCGATCGCCCCCTACCAGGTGCTGAGCTGAAGCAGGTCACATCGGCCATGACGGTGGGCCGCGTGGCCGGTCATGTCGAAGCCGGCGCTTTCCGCGAGGTCGACGAGTTCGACCAATCTGAGCCTGAAGAAGTAGCTCTGCCTCGGGACAACTTGTTCCCCAACGCCAGGCAGCTCGTCTTCGATGTCGCTGGCGATAGCATGAACGATCTGCGTCCGCTCCCGATCTTTCCCGGCAGCCGCCTTGTCTGCGTTGCCTATGAAGACGTGGAGCACTTGGTCGAATTGAAATCGGGAATGGTGGTTGTTGTTCAGCGGGAGCGTGACGGCGGCCATTTTCGCGAATGGTCGGTAAAGCAGCTCGAGCTCTTTACCGATCGCGCCGAATTTCATCCTCGATCGACCAATCCGAAGCATAAGCCGATCATCGTACGGCGAGACCACGAGGCCGACGAAGGCGTGACGGTCGCGGTTATTGCTCTGGTGCGGCGCGTAATGAATGAGATGCCCGGGTTTTGAATTCTCCCGACAAATTCAGGCCGCATTGCTTTTTTACTACTGCTTTTGTCCCAATTGCGGAATCGCCAAAAAAGCGGCATTCTTGCGGAAGGAAATTGATAAAAAATTCATATTTCCTACGGAAGAATTCCTTGCGCAAGTCCCGCGGCTTATCGATAATTAATTGCGGGCAGAACGGGAACGGTATGGCTATTGCGTCATTAGTTCCTATATGCGACGTATGAAAGAAAATAAGAAGTCAGTTCTGGAGAAAAATAAGATGTCGACAGTCAGGCTAGATCGCGATGCATTCCGTCGTGGCGTTGATGACGTTTTGACGTTAGCTCCATTGCGTGACGCAGTGCGTGTTGCGGCGGGTGCATTTGCGACAAAGAGCGAAAAACCCTCTGCAAAAACGACCTCGATCAAAACAACAGACGGGCAAAGAGATGGCTCCAAAAAGTCGTCCGCCCGCTAAATCCACCGACCAAGATGAAAATAATGAAAACGGCCACCAGTCCGGTGGCCATTTTCTTGCAATTAATAATCTCCACTATCACGCTAATGAATTGTCTGAGCTTCGAAAGCTTGCTGAGGTTAGCCCAGAACTCGCTGAAAAAGTCATTGAACAGCGTGACAAAGAAAGCGCGCGAATTACGGCTAGCTACAATTTCGGAATAGCCTGCTCAATTATATTGCTCGCGCTCATACTCGCTAGTTTCACAATTCTTTGCATTTACGTTGGAATAATTGCGACAATTGCAGCGACCGGTGGGATTTTAGCCGTCGCACTTATGATACGTGTTATTCTCACTGGCGAATGGTCCGAGACGAGTTGGGTAGGCAAAATTGTGGCAAGCATAATTAAGGGCTTGGGAGGCTCAACTTAATTCCATCTCGCTGCTTGCTACCTACCGCGCAATAAATTGAAGCAAATCACGCCGCGAAATGGCGACGGCCATTTAAATCAAATTCTCCGCAGGCATTCGCAATTTCCTGCAGCAGCCACCGCTTCGGCGGAACGCACATGTACGAATGCCCATCATCCCCGATGAAATTCATGAGCGGCAGCACGCAAAATTCCTCGTCATCCCCGACCGGTGCGAATGGCCCGACCTTAAAGGCGTAGCCGGGAAAGCGATGACTGAGATAGTTCTCTAGCCGATCCTTTGCCGCCGCGACCTCGGCACGCTTGTCAAACGGCGGCACGATGACGAATTCCAAAACCTCGCGCTCAATACCCACAGTCGTATCCTCCTTCGATACCGATTAGCCTTCCGATCACACCGCCGCATGGCTGGCACCTGAACGGAATTCGCTCCAAGAAGACGCTTTCGATCAACTCGTCGGCATCTCGCGGAGCGTCCTCACCGACCGGCAATTCCACGATCCTCTCGCTCTCCCGCAAGCAGTTGTCGCACCTGATCTGAAGGGTGAAGCAAGCTGCTGATTTCATAACCGCTAGGTGCATTTTGTTCTCCTTTCGTTCTTATGAAGCCAGAACGAAAGCCGAGAGTCGAGTCTGATTCGCGATTCGGCGTTAACTTTTTGTCGAAACACAAATGTACGATTAGCATACATTTTTTCGTTGACGCGAATGTATGATTTGCGTACATTCTTCTCATCAACACCGCACCGAATGACCCCGCCAGCCGGCGAAGCAGAGAAACGGGCGCAAGATGAGGGAAGCAAGAATGTCGACCAGACTGACGAAGGATATACGTGAGGCAATCGCCAAGGACTTGATCAAGCATCGCTTCGAGGATGCTGTGAAGAATGTGTATGCCCAGCGCGCCGCACTTGCCGATGCAGTCTATCGAGACATCTATACCAAAACGCAACGCGAGCAGATCGAAGCCCTTCCTGACGGCATGCTGCCCACCGTCGACGACCTGAGTGTCAACTTCGGCACATCATACACCCATGTCTATTTCAGCGGCTACTCTTACGGCGACCTGAACAAGGTTGTCTCTGCCGATCGCACCGGATCGTATCGCCGTGTTTATTACAAGCACAAGGGCGGTTCGGTGAAGGTGTATGACGCCACGCATAAGCTGGCCGTCGAATATGATCGCCTATCAGGCGTAGCCGCCGACCTCGTGAACGAAATCGATGTAGCCCGGCGATCCGCCATCGCCGCGATGGCCTCTGTCGGAACTATCAAGCGTTTGATCGAGGCATGGCCCGAGGTTGCTCCTTTTGCGCGTCGATTTGATGTCGAGCGCCCTCAACTCCCGATGGTTCAGACCGACAAGCTCAACAAGATTTTGGATCTCCCGGTCTCAGAAGCCGCCTGATCCAATTCGGCATCCGCTCTTCACTGCAGCGGATATCGAAAGTGATCAACGCGCGACGGCGCATGAGGAATGGGAAATGGGTAAGCGCATCGAAAATATCGACATCGAGGTTGGAGCCCGCATTCGGGATTTCCGCAAGATCCGTGGCGTCACGCAGACTGGGCTTGCAGCCGCCCTCGGCGTCACCTTTCAGCAGGTGCAGAAATACGAGAAGGGCACGAACCGTGTTTCCGTCGGCGCTCTCGTCGCAATATGCCGCACGCTGAATATCGAGCCCATGGATTTACTCGGCGTCTATTTCGGTGACAGCGAGAACGCTGCGACGCCGGCCCTTCTCGCGGAGGTCAAAAATCTCCGCACCAAGCTTTCCGACATTCAACAGCTTTGCGCCTGACGCGCGGGATTTGGAGGCTACGGCAATGACCACATGCCAATTCAACTTCGATGAAGTGAAGCTGCCAGGCTACGGCGAAGGCGTCCTTCTTTATGGAACTGCCACGCTCGAGGGCGATTGCGAAGACGACAGCTATTTCTACGTCGCATCCATCCAGATCGGCAATCGTGTTCTGACGCGCCCGAGCCGGATCAACAGCGCGCACGTCGTCGATGACTTCTTCTTTACCGAGATCGCCAATCAGATCGAGAGCGACAAGACGGCTGTCGGTCGCAATGCGGCAGATGCGTGGACCGATGCTGTCGCCGGCAATGTCGAACCGGTTCCTGTTCTTCGCCGCCGCGCCGGCATGCCGTTGGGCTTCGTCCCCGAAATCTCCCCGACGCGCTCCTATGCGATGGAGGCTGCGGAATGAGCAAGCACAAGATTTTCGATGATGGCGGCCCAGCATTTTCCCGCTCTGGATTTTACAGTGATGGCGGTCCTAGAGAAAGTGACTGCTGGCCGACTGATGGAATGAGCCTTCGCGACTGGTTCGCCGGTCAGGCTCTGGCTGGCTCGCTCGCCGGCGAACCGGGATCGCACCTCATCCCCGAGCGCCTTGCACCCGACTGCTACGCTCTTGCCGACGCCATGATCGCCGCCCGGAAAGGCGGTGTACAATGACGCGCTGCGATCTCCGCTCCCATCATGAATGCTCGTGCCGCCCTGGCGAATGCGCCGTCGCCCCGATGCTCGACCTTCGCGATACGCCGGTAATCCGGTTCAGCACGGCACAGCATTTCATCGTTGCCGCGCTCGTCACTGCATTCATGGCCGCAATCGGCTACGGCGCACTTTCCAGCGCGAACGAAGCCTACAGCAAGCAATTCAAAATCGAACAGGAGTCTTCCGTCCATGTCGCACGCCGCTGAATTCAATGTCGCGCGGCAGGCCGAAGCCGCAAAGCGTCTCATGGCGAACCTTCGCTCCCAGGGCGTCGACGACGACCAGGAACTCGTTGCCGACACGATCGAAGGTGAGACGACCCTTCTCGATGCGATACAGACTGCGCTCGACGAGATCGACGAATGCGAAATCCAGATTGTCGGGCTCAAGGCTAAGGAAGCCGAGTTCGCCGACCGGCGCCGGCGCATGGAAGAACGCGCCGAACGCATCCGCGCGACAATCGAGCAAGCGATGATCGCGACCGAGCAGGATAGCCTTCGGCTGCCGACCGCCACGCTGACGCTGACGAAGCGCGCCCCTGGCCTGATCGTCATCAACGAAGCCGACATTCCAACGAAATTCTGGGTCGAGCAAGAGCGTCCCGCTCCGAAACTCGACAAGAAAGCCCTCAGGGCCGCGCTCGACGAAGGCACCGTTCCAGGCGCCACCCTCGACAACGGCAGCCGCAGTCTTTCCGTACGGAGGAAGTGATCATGAACGCCATCACGAAATTCGACATGACCCCGCGCCAGATCGCACTTGTCAAATCGACCGTAGCCAGGGACACGAATGACGATGAATTCAACCTCTATATGGAGGTTGCCAAGGCTAAAGGGCTCGACCCATTTCTCGGTCAGATCATTCCCATGGTCTTCAATAAGACGCAGCCGGCGAAGCGAAAGATGACGATCATCATCAGCCGCGACGGCCAGCGCGTTATTGCGCAGCGCTGCGGTGACTACAGGCCCGCGAGCAAACCGCCCGTCTATGAAACAGACCCGTCGCTCAAGGGACCGCTCAACCCGCATGGCATTGTTTCTGCGACCGTCTACCTTTGGAAGCAGGACCCCAAAACCAGCGACTGGTATGAAGTCGCCGGTCAAGGTTTCTGGGAAGAATTTGCCCCGATCAAAGATGAGTGGAAACGCGGCGAAGACGGAAACAGCTACAAGACCGGCAAGCAGACCTTAGACGATTCCGGCAACTGGTGCCGGATGCCACGCCTGATGATTGCCAAGTGCGCAGAAATGCAGGCGTTGCGCGCCGGCTGGCCCGAGCAGTTCACCGGCCTGTACGACGAAGCCGAGATGGACCGCGCGAAGGTCTTGGACCTGACGGCCTCCGAAATTGTCATTCAAGAACAGCAGGACAACCGGCTCCGCGCGATCGGCGGCAAGGATGCGCTCACCATTTGGTGGGGCGATGGATTTGCTCTTGAGAATGTGCCGGACGGCAAATTCTTCGACGCTGTCGTCGAGCACATTGCCAATCTCGACCCTATTGCCGTGGCGAAATGGGAAGACGCTAACCGAGCCAGCCTGCAGATCTATTGGGCTCGTCACCCAGGCGACGCTCTGGAGCTGAAAAAGAGGCTCGAAGCCGCACGGCAGAAGCGTGCGACGAATGTCGATAAGGCTCTGCAGGGCCATCCATTGATGGCAGGCTGACCATGACCCAGCCCCTACCCTTCATTTGGACCGGAGAAGCTTTCCAGCCTGTCAATCGTCATTGGGCGAGGAAATGCGACGAGCGCTTTGTCGTCGGTCAAATCTATACCTTCGACGAGTTGCATGTCCGATCCAGCGCAACGCATGCCCATTATTTCGCTGCGCTACACGATATCTGGCAGAGCCTGCCGGAGCGCTATGCCGAGCAGTTCCCGACTGAAGAGCATATGCGGAAATATGCCCTAATCCGTACGGGATTCCACACGATGATGCAGCACGTCTGCAAATCGGAAGCCGAGGCGCAACGGCTCGCATCCGTCATCCGGCCTTACGACAGCTATCAGCTCGTCACGGTCAAGGAAAACATCGTCACAGTCTATCACGCCATCAGCCAGGATTACCGGTCGATGGACAAGCGGTCCTTTGCCGAAAGCAAAGAAAAGGTGCTCGATTGGTGCTCTGCGCTTGTCGGCGCGGAAAGGAGCGCCGCATGACGGACACCCGCTCAATCTTCTGCTGCGGCTGCCAGGCCGAAGTTCCGGCCCGGCTCACTGATGGCAGAGAAATCTATCCGCATCGCGCCGACCTAGCGCCTCTACCGTTCTGGAAATGTGACGCCTGCAAGAATTTCGTCGGCTGCCACCACAAGACCAAGAACCGGACGAACCCGCTCGGATGCATCCCGACACGCGAAATCAAGGCGGCTCGTCAGCATATCCATCAGATCCTTGATCCGATCTGGAAGTCAGGTCGATACGGCCGTCGCGAGCTTTATTCGATGATCGCTCACGTCCTTGGCGTCGCTGAATACCACACGGCTGAAATTCGCAGCGTCGACGAGGCACGGCGTGTCTATCGAATTGTCAAAGATATCGGGAGCGCCGCATGAACTCCGCCCAGCTTCACCGCCAGAAATTCCCGAGCGCTCGCCCGAGCACTATTGCCTACCTCGAAAAGCGAGATGAGACCACTGCACGCCTCAAGTCTGAAGTGGAAGCTCGTCGTCGGAAGCGTCTTTCCTGGCTGTATTGGATATGGAGGCGCGCGTGAAACAGATCTACGCCTGGATTCGCGACCCCAAGAATAATTTGTTCAAGGGCATCTCGAAGCGAAGCGCCCTCTTCCGGCTCTTCTGCGAAAACCCCGATAGCTGCGATCTGTATGTGAAGGAGAATTCGTGCCTTCACTGCACCGCGCTCTCACCATGCAAGTTTGGCCGGAAGATTGAAACCGAAGGCCCGACGCGCGCCGCCAGATCATTTTACTCGACAACCGATAAATGGCGGAAGGACAACGCCGATTATCTGTCGAAGCTTAAGCCCTTGACAGCATACAACCGCGTGTTCCGCACTCACGGCAATTTCTATCTTCCGTATGCCTTCATGACCGGCACGTTTGGAAACGGATACCCGCTTGAAAGCAAATGGGTTGCAGAAGCCGATATGACACCGGAGCTTCTGGCCAAGATATGCAATGCCCATCCGCGTGCGGCGTTCGGTGGCGAGCTAACAGACTACCAAAAGAAGGAATTGCCAAAGTTTATCGCGGACTTGCACATGCATTATCCGGAAATCTTCGCGCTATTGCCAGAAAACCGGAAGGGCAGCCTCGCAAACATAAGCTATGTGGGTCGGAAAGCTGACATCACGACGTGCGCATCTGGGGAATACATTTTCGGAAATTACCGCTGGAAATGGGATGGGACCGACCTCGTTGGAGGCTCGATGCTCTTTCAGCCCGTCAAAGGTGACATCGAAATTCGGATTAAGCCGCAGGCTGGCGAGCCGGTGACGATCACCGACAATCGCCAAGTCAGTTCTGAAACTCGCTTTCTGGATTGAGGTGCGCCATGGCCCGTCGCGAGTTCACCAACGCCGTCTATGCCCAGATCGTAAAGCGCGCGATGCTACCGAGCGGAGAGATCGTCTGCGAAGGCTGCGGCCTCGTTCTTGGCAAGAAGGCCTATCACATCGACCATACTATCCCTGACGGGCTGCAGGTCGACAAAAGCCGGAAGCTCACCGCCGCAGACGGCAAGCTGCTCGGCGTCGAGTGTTGCCATAAGCCCAAGACGGCCGAGGACGTGAAGATCATTTCCAAGGCCAAGCATGTCGAAGCCAACTATCTCGGCATTAAGGCACCGAAGCAGAAGCTTCGCGGTCCAGGCTTCCCCAAATCCCCGAAGGCAGAGCGCCGGCAGCCGAAGCCGATCCTTCCCGCGCGCCAGCTCTACAAGGAAATCGACGCATGATCACCAATGCTGAAGGCAAGACTAAGTCATTCCCTATCGACGCCGTCATGTCGACCATTACTGGGGTCCTGGTATCGGAAAACGGAATTGGCTGCATCTACGAGATGCTGAACTGGATGACGGGGGATAGCGTCTTTACACACCAGATCCCGCGCATCAGCCGTGAGGCCGTCCCGGTGATGCTTGCCATCTATCCAGAGATGCAAGCCGCCATTGATGAAGCCAAACAGGTCAACGGCGATAACTGGCGCGAGTGGCTGACGACATGGAGGCAGCGCTACGGCGACGAGATTGCTGTTCCTGTCATGAATATCGCCGAGCACGAACGGATCGATCCACTATCAGAACTCGCTGAGAAGGTTTCTCCTGATCGGATCATTACTTTGGGGGATATCAAGCCATGATCACGACACCCGAGATGATCGAAGCTGCGAAGGCTAAAGGCCGCGAAATAGCTGGAAATCAGCCCGGAGCACTTGTGGAAGCGTTTGCCGAAGTGGCCGAAGCTGGTGCCGTTGCCGCTCTTGCGCTCGTGCCCGGAGAGCCGGTGGCGATCTTGTCGAAGTTCGATATCAACGGCTTTGATGTCAACGGTGGCGAAATTCATCCGTCAACGTTGTTCCCGAAAGGCACGCTTCGCCCTGAAAATGAATTCCCTCTCTACGCCGCCCCACCCGCAGCGGTGCAAGAGCCGGTGGCCGTGAAGGCGATGGAGGATGCTCTTGCGTGGCTGGCAATTCAGCGAGTCGCAATTCGCGTCACCGGAGATGGCTATTACTCATGCACCGAAGTCGATGAGGACGGTGATTACGTCACATATGATGATGCCATTCAGGCAATTGGGATGATCCGCTCCGCTCTCTCCACCTCCCCAAGCGACCCCGCACCCGAGATAGCCGCGCTTAGGGCTGAGAACGAGCGGTTGCGGGGGGCGTTGATCGAAGTCCTACCCATGGCCGAAGACATGTGGTCAAATCCGGAAAACATTCCCGAGATCGTTAAGGCCCGCGCCGCCATCGCTCCTCAGCAAGAGGAGGCGTAGGGGATGGCAAAGCTCAATCCATATATCCGCATAATGCGCGCTGCAGATCGTGGCGGCGTTGTTCGGCTCACGGCCAAAGAGGTTTGGTATCTTTCTCAGGACAGCTCTATTGCAGCGGTCGCCACCCTAACGGAAGATCTTCAAATCGCTGATGCTGGTGGCTTTTTCGTCACGAAAACCGGCTTTATCGACAAGGACTCCTCCCAATGACCACACCACACGATAAGGCTCTGGCCCGATGCCCGTTCTGCGGTTCCAGTCGGACCGAGGGCATGTTTATCCGCGATGGATGGAGCGTCGAATGCCTAGATTGCAGCGCCCGCGTCTCGGCATACCATCCGGATGCCCACGGCAAAGCTGCCGAGAAATGGAACCGTCGCGCCCCTATCCCAGAAGCCGGAAACGGCGATGGGTGGAACCATGACATGGATGCGGCGCCAAAGGATCGGCAATTCCTCGCCTTCGGACACTATTTCTACCCGGGCGATAAGAACCCAACGATTTACACTATGATTGCTGAGATATCGCTCGGCGACCCAGAGTGGCCTTACCGTACCAGCGAAGGCACGCACCGCAGAGGATTTTTTTCGCATTGGCGTCCTCTTCCTCCCCCACCCTCTATCCGTTCTAGCGATACAGGGAGGGAGGGATGAGCGAATTCCTTTGCAGCATGCCGGAATGCCAAACAACGGCCGGATGCTCTTGCCGACGCAGTGGGATTATCTACACCCCGCAATTTGTTGTACCGCCATATGCTTTTGATCCAGATCCGCCTACACGCGCCTATGTCGATACCCTCAAGGCCGAAATAGAATCGTTGCGGTCTAAACTCTCCGAGCGCCAGCGCACAGACGACCTTATCGAGGAGGTGAAAAGGGTGCTGAGGCCGTTCAACCAAATGGCCGGCGAGTTATTCTCGCGGAATTGGAACGCTTCAGATCTAGTTCTGGCTCTAGACAATCCAGGTCAAGAAAATCGTCTCACCGCTGGCGATATATTTGCTGTCCGCGCCCTCCTGTCTAAACTGGAGGTGCGCTCGTGAAAAAGATCGATCGCGACATTTACGAATATGGTGAGGTCGAGCGCGACGCTGCTCGCTCTGCTCAGTTCGTTTCCCATGGCGGCTTACTATATCGTCTGTTCAAATGGATCGAGCGCCAATGCCGTGAGGAACGTGAGGAACTGATCAAGGAACGAGACGCCAGCCGCACCGCTCTAAACGAAGAGGTGCGGAAGTGACGAGCCTTGTTGAACGACTGCGCCAGCTTAGCGCTGATATGCTGCGCCTCGATCTTGATATGAAGCTTCCGGCTGGGAGTATCGATCCATCAGAAGCCGCGGACCGCATTGAAGAGCTTGAACGTCAGCTTGCCGAAACTCGCATTGGACGCCTCATCCTCGATAAGCGTATTCATAACCAACGGGCTCAGTTGCGCTATTGGGAAAAAATCTTCAGCCAACACGTCCACTCTCACAAGCGCCACACACTTCCGAACTATCTCGGAATGCTGAAATCTCTATACAGCAAGGGATACAGCCGTGGCATTGAAGACGCAGCCAAGGTTGCCGAATCCTGCTACAATCCTGGAGATTGGCTCGACAGGGATCACGCTGGAAAAGCAGTTGCTATCGCCATCCGCGCCCTCTCCGACTCCACCCCAACTCCATTGCAAGAACAAAATGCCAACATGGGAAAGGAGGGGGAACCGTGACCCGAGCCGCTTTCCGCCAGGCCGACATTGAGAGAATTATCAAGGCAGCCGATCGACAAGGCGCCGCCGTGCAAATTGATATCCGTTCGCTTGTTGTCACCGTTATCCCCGGTATCCACAAGCAGGATGCCGTTGACGGCGCGCCCAAAACGGCCGGCATGCTTCCATCGGGCAATCTCGCCCCCGATGGAGAGGAAAACTGGGATGAGGACTGATAGACCCGGTTATAAATACCGAGACAATAAAGATGGCTCCCGGGTACATTATTGGGACCCAAAGCGAGCCGTAAAAGGATCGCCTGACTACCTGTACGTCGTGCGTCTTGCGGATGGACTCACCGATGAGCAGATCGCAGAGGAGTGCCAGCGGCGCACAAGGGAACTGCAAAACGATCTCCGCGGCCTTGGTGCGTCTCCGGCTTATGATGGCACAATCAAATCTCTCATCGATTGCTATCGGCACGACAAGACAAGCACGCTGCATACCGTCAAATACTCAACCCGCGCTCGCGATTATGAACCGAGCCTTCGGATATTGGAAAAGAATGTTGGTGCCCGAAGAATTGATGTACTCAAGGCATCTGACTTCAAGGATTGGTTCGCTCAATGGCGTAAGAAAGGTCATAGAAGGGCGGCCGGCGCAATTAAGCTCTTGCGGCTCGTTATGAGCTATGGCGCTGGAGAACGCCTGCACGGTTGCGCTCAGGCTCGCCTAATCCTGCACGACATCCGCTTTGATCAACCTGCCCCTCGTGAAGTCGCAATGACATATGAGCAATGCCTAGCCATCGTCAAAAAAAGTGCTGAAATGGGATGGCCGTCAATTGGTTTTGTTGAAGCACTGAAGTTCGAAACGGCTTTGCGCCGGATCGATATTATTGGGGAATGGGTGCCATCGCCAGAAGGTGGGGATTTCCGATGGACCGGCCTGATGACGCAGTCTATCTCAAAAGATATGATCCTGACACTGAAGACCAGCAAAACAGGCGCGGCTGTAGCCCGTGATCTTAAGAGCTATCCTCTTGTGGCAGAAGCGCTAAAGGCATTTCGAATGCCTGACATTGGGCCTGTCGTTATTGATGAGGGGCGCGGGAAACCATATCGCGGAGATCGCTACAATGATAAATTCCGGAAAGTTCGCGATGCGGCAGGCGTGCCGTCGAATGTGTGGTCAATGGATTCACGCGCTGGTGCTGTGTCTGAGACGGTAGAAGCTACGGGATCCTTGGAAGATGCCCGCGACCTCGCAACTCATACCACAACAAAAACCACCCGCCTTTATAGCCGAGGCGATGGGCTGACTAGCAGCCGTAGGATAGCGGAAGCCAGAATTGAAAATCGTTCGAAAAAGACGAACTGA